GTCGAGGGCCAGCAACGACTTTCAACTTGCGGGATCATACCAGCCCACCGGGAACTACCAGACGGGCAGCCAGCCGCTGAGCAACCTGACGGCTAATCCTTCTTTGTACCAGGCCACGAACACCACGTTGACCCAGTGGTCGACTATCCCGACGAACTACGTGCCGCCGCAATCGGGCCATGCAACCAACTCGGACCTAGCAACCTTGGCGACTACGGCGATCACCAGCACCAACGCACAAACTTCGATGGTATCCAGTAACACCATCGGGCTGACGAACTTGACTGCGGGTTACCTCGTGAAGTCTCTGGGTGGGAGTGTCGTAACTAATTCGCCCATTTATATTAATGGCAGTAGTCTTTTAGTGGGTACAACCAATAGTGATGTCGGCGGGACTTCAGCGGGGTCGATTATTAAACCAGCAGGCCAAATGTATTTAGCAACCTCTAATTCTTCCGCCTGGAATAATTATCAGTTGAGTTTGGACAACCAGAACAACGCTAGCAATTTACCAAATATTGTGTTCGGTAAAAAGGGAAACATTAAAGCGTATATCGGCTCCGAAGGGTTGTTGAATGGGTCTTTGAATGGCCAGTTGACATTCGGTTTAATGACTTCCGCCGGGGCGACTGTGGAGAAAATGAGAATGGATAGCAACGGCAGTTGGGGAATGTCAAACACTCTAACCGTTGCTGGAAGCGTTACTGCAAATTCATTGATACTGAATGGTGCTGCTAGTGGTAACGGAACTTTTGCAGTTCCGAATGCGGCGGGTGCTTTGAAATGGGTTTTCCCAAGCAGCGCGGGTTCAAGTGGATACTTTCTGCAAGGAGACGGGGGGCCAGGTGGAGTTGTGACTTTTAGCATGGCTCCAAATATGATCACGACGAATGTGTTTGGACTTACTTCCATCAATGGTTCTACGAATCCTGCGCAAACATTGGCAGCTGATCCAGGTGTGTCAATTACTACGACCGGGGCAACAACCAGGATTGGCATGGCTGCATCCGCTTTGACAATGGGCGCTGGGCTTTCGGGCGGGACGTACAACGTGAGTTCAAATGTGACTGCTGCGGTGGTTTTTGGCGTCACGGCCGGCACTTCCATCCAGGGCGACGATATTTCTAGGACAAATAACAGGTATCCGACAGACCATTCTGGTAATACAGTCACCAGTGCGGTGGCCCTGGCCACCTTGGCGACTACAGCGATCACCAGCACCAATGCTTACAACGTCGTTGGTTTGACGAACCTAACGGCGGGTTACCTAGTGAAATCGTTAGGCGGCAGCGTGGTGACTAACTCACCAGTGTTCACCGATGGAACGAATACCGGCTTTGGGACAATCACACCAGGGTATATTTTAGATGTCAATGGACCAGCAAGAATAGGGTATCCCGACTATACATACACTCCACAACCCCTTTCTCTTTTTGGATCTGATGCCGGTATAAGTATTTTTTCAACTAATACTGATGTCGGTGCAGAGTCCTATGTTGCAGCGTTCATGAAAGATGGGGCTGGTACATACAGGAAAGTAGGAGCGGACGCTTTTCAATGGACGGACCCTAACGTAACCAATGGTTACGCTTCGTGGAATGTTCATACAACATCCTTTACAAATGGTGTTACTTCGGATAATTTTGGATTAACAGTCTGGGCAAAACATGGTGCGGCCTTTTTCCCTTCTAGTTTAAGCGGTTCACTAGCACCCGGATTAAACACACTCAGAATTTATGGTAATAATGCGTGGATGGGTAATGGTAACGAGGGTCAACTCCAGATTTACAGTACTAACAGTTATGGAAGGCTTTTAATCGGTTACGATACGACAAGTGATTTTGGATTTATTCAACCAGTAAAGATCGGTTCTGGATGGACGAACTTGGTTCTTAATCCATCGGGTGGTTATGTTGGCGTCCACAACACGAATCCCGTTGCAAATCTTGATGTTAACGGCACTATGCGTGTCGGTACTGGAGCTGGTTGGGGTTCAATGTACCCTTTAGAACTCGTTGGCGATAATGCTGGACTTGCTATAACATCCACAAACACAGCATTGGGCACTGAATCGTACGTAGCATCTTTCATCAAAGACTCAGCGGGAGCATACAGAAAGCTGGGGGCAATTTCATTTAACTGGGCGGATAATGATGCAGTCGATGGTTATGCTGCATGGAATGTTCACACAACCGTGTTGAATGCCGGTGTACCAACAGATTTGTACGGTTTGACAGTGTGGGCAAACCACGGGGCGGCCTTTTTTCCAGCCAATCCAACCAGCGCCAGTGCTCCTGGGAAAGGTGTAGTTAGGTTCAACGGAGATAATAACAACAATGATCTTGGACAAATATTTATTGTGGGTACGACAGATGTAAACCAAAGGTTAACCTTAGGATATAATACTACAAGTGATTATGGATTTTTAGCGGCATACAAGACTGGATCTGGCTATAAACCTCTAGTGCTGAGTCCGGATGGTGGTGGTGTAGGGATTGGCACGACGCCGACGGCTGTGTTTCACACAAAACCTGCAACTGGAACGATTACTGGATTATCAAATGCAGTTTCAAATGCGTCGGCCTTTTTTGAATCTGGATCATCAACATGGGGGTTAGCAGTTGGTTATCTTCCAACCGTAGTAATGGGTTTGCAAGTAGTGGATAAAGCACAGACTGGAAGTTCCACACTTGCCCTTAATCCATACGGTGGGAATGTGATTGTCTCGAATAATCTAGCCGTGGCTGGAACGATCACTGGTTCGATAGCTGGGAGTAACATTACCAGCGCGGTATCAAATGCGACTACGGCGACCAGTTCAACCTACGCCGGGATTGCGACGAACTTGTTGGGTGGCGAGCTTGATCCGGGATTCACGGCAGTCAGCAATCTATTTGCACCCAAAGCAGCCCCTAAATTCACGGGACTAATTACCATTGGCGGAAACAGGTTTGGTTCTATGTATGCGGGAGATAATTATTATTATGCCGGTTCGAACTCGTTTGTAGTCGAGAACTGGTTGGGGACTCATGATATTTTTACCGTACTCAGCAACGGTAATGCTACGTTTACGGGAACCATAACTGCGCCCACGGTGGTATCTACCAACCTGGTTGGCAATGCTACCATGGCTACCAACGCGAACCTGGCCACGCTGGCGACGACGGCCATAACCTCGACCAACTCTTACAACGTCGTTGGTTTGACGAACCTAACGGCGGGTTACCTAGTGAAATCGTTAGGCGGCAGCGTGGTGACTAACTCACCAGTGTTCACCGATGGAACGAATACAGGATTCGGGACTGTCACGCCGGGGGCGATGATACAAGTCAATGGTACGAGTGCTTTGTATGGCGATATTAATGCCGGATCGTCCGCATTGTTAAACACGTCCACTGCGGTGAACGGCACGGGTGGAGGCAGTCGGCAGTTTGACGCTTCATTTACAGGAGCAAGTGCAACCGGGTTCACCGGAACGGATTCATCGGATTCCGCACGCGGTTATTTTCCTGTGACCATCGTGGCCGGAAGGTGGTATAGAATATCGGCGACAACAGTCACGACTAATAGTAATCTCACAACTCTGTTCACAGCTACCGGACTTAATTATGTGTTGAACACGGTTGAATCAATTGCAATTCCCGCAGTGTCCGGCACGGTTTATGATTTCCACGCGACCGGAAACGCATCTTACATTGGATTCGCCATGACATATACGAGCGGAACAATGTCATTGGTTGTTTCCAACTTCTCGATTGTGGAACTTGGAACTACACTGGTAACCAGTCTCGGAAACGTGGGAATGTCAAATAACCTCACCGTGGCGAGCAACATCTACGCTGCGAACCTCGGCACCATCGCGAGCCGTGGCAGCAATGAGTACGCTCTGGTGAGTCATAGCAATGCATGGAGTACAATCACCGGCATTCCGATCTTCACGGATGGAATGGCTATCGGAATCGGCACGACGAACCTATGGAACACGCTAGTAGTCAGTGATGGTACTGAAAAGAACATTGAGTTTGTTACTGGAAGTTCGCCGGGCATATTGAGTTATGATAGAATAGCGGACACGTATCTTCCATTAGACTTTTACGCTTCTGGCGCAACTCCAACACTTCACCTAAACACCAATGGCAACGCGACATTTGCGGGTGTAGTGACTGCTCCATCTCTGACTTTAACTGGCTTGAGTTCAGGCACGGACACGAACTTTCTGACGATTGACGGCTCTGGCGTGGTGCATTATCGAGTCGGCGGCGTGAATGGAACCAACGGTTTACCGGGAGCCAAGGGTGATAAAGGGGATACCGGGAATACGGGAGCGGCAGGAACCAACGGTGTGGGAATTGCTGGAACCAACGGTTTGAACGGGACCAACGGATTAGCAGGAGTCAAGGGCGACAAGGGGGATACGGGAAACACAGGACTGTCCGGGACCAATGGACTTTCGGGAACCAATGGGCTGGCTGGATCGCCAGGATTGAATGGCACGAACGGAATTAACGGGACCAATGGTTTAACCGGTTCTCAAGGCGTTTCCGGCACGAATGGACTTGCTGGTTTGAATGGTACGAACGGCATGGCGGGTTCTCCGGGTGCGGCGGGAACTAATGGATTGGCGGGCTTGAATGGGACCAATGGCCTGCCTGGCGCTACGGGCGCGGCTGGCACCAACGGCCTGAACGGGGTCGGCATGACCAACATCATAAACAAGGGGAATACCAACTATTCGCTCGTGTCTGGAAGTAATGGGGTTTTGAGCCTCAGCGCAGAGGACAGCAGTATTACCCTGACCAGCCAGGGGACAAACATCGCAATTCGAGCAAACTCGACGGGAACGGGCGTTAGCGGATACGCTATTAAATGGACAGGTTCCACGACTTATAATTATTACACTGCGGCACTTGATGTATCTGGGGTTACAGTTCTAATAATAACAAACCAATCATCATATTTCACTGTCAGCGGCATAGCCGGTGGGTTTGCTGGACGAATGGTAAAAATTATGAACATGTCTAACGGGGATGTTACCTTTAACCATTTGGGTCATAGTAACACAGGTGATGGATTCAGTCCCGAACCTTCAACAGTAAATTCAATTGTTCAGTGGGGGTCGGTGCTTGAATATGATGTCTTAGGAAACGGATATTCCAGAGAACTAATCCATAATGGTACTAACTGGGTGGAATTTGTCGGAACATATTAACCACAACTCAGGACGAAAGATAAAATTATGGGACGCACGTTTATAAAAGCCTACGGGCAAGTGATTTATAGGGGACTGTCAATAGCACTGTCGCTATTGATAGCGGGAATAATACTTTACCTTAACAGCAACTATGTAAACATAAAAGAGTATAAGGCCGAACAGGCCATAATCCGAACTGATTTAGTCGAGCAACAGAAAGAAGTTAGGGCGAGTTTAACTGCACAACAAACAACTATTAAATCGGATTTACAGAGCCAACAAGTATCAATTAAATCCGATTTACAATCTCAGCAAGTGCTGCTTGGTGCCAATTTGATTGAATTCCAGAATAAAAACACCGGAGAGCACCTTGAATTTTACAAAATTCTCGCGGGAATAAATCAGACATTGGCGGTGATAAACGAACAGAATAAGCGGCTTGCCGACCATGAAGACAGACTGCGCATCTTAGAAAAAGGCAAACCGCAACCTTGACAACTTCTTTCGAAGAACGATATTCAAAATATGACGCCAGAACTTAGGAACGGAATCATCGCTGGTCTTTGCCGAACGCTGGTCGTTTATATCGCTGCCCGGTTATCCATCGGCGCGCTGGACCAGGGACACCTTGACCAGGTGGTTGCCGCTATGACAGTCGTGGTGTTCGCCGGTTATTCAGCATTCGCCAAATGGCGGGCGAGTAAGAAAGCGGCCGTAAAGGTTGAGAATCTGCAAACCGTCGTGGACACCAAGGTCGCCGAAACCCAGGTGCTCCGGGCCGCGGTCGCCGATAGCCAGGCGGAAACCGTCGTCATGATTGACGCCCTGGTCCAAGCCAAGGCGCCCATCCCCGAACTCCTGCCGACCCAAAAACTGGCCAGCATCGTGGATCCCGCGGCTGTCCTCCCCAATCTCGGTAAACCGTAAACCAAAAACCAAAATGTACACACCCCCCGCAAAACCAGTAATCGCACCTAAACAAGACCTGCCATGCGCCACCGGTCCATTAGGGTCGCAACCAGCGCCCATCTACCAGCCAGGTCCTAAACCTGCGCCTCCCGTTGCATCCCCCGTGGCCAACGCGCCCTACAACCCCGCGCCCACCGTCGCCTCGTTGACCAGCGATCTGTCGAAAGCGACGTTGACCATTTCCCAGGCATCTCTAGCGCTGGGATTCACCGGCCCGGCTCGCGACTTTCTCGCGTTCGCCCAGGCTCTAGCGGTCGAACTCAAAACGCTCCGTGCGAAAAAGTAACCCTAAACCCCAAACAGTATGACGAAAATCAAATTGATAATCGGAATCGTCCTTTGTGGCGCATTCCTTGCCGCCTGTTCCTCAACCCCTCAACCCACGCCGCCCATCGTCTGGCCGCCCATCGCGGATGCCCCGTGCGCCGTACCGGCCAAATAAACGAACCAAATCTATGAACAAAAAAATCCTAACTCCATTCGCCGCGGCCATTGCGATCGCGGCGTGCCTGTTCCTCATATCCACCACGCCGGGCTGTAACACGCCCCAGCGGACGGCCTACGTCGCCGTAGGTGTAACTCAATCCCTGGCCGTCGGCGCCATGAACGGTTGGGGCGACTGGGTACGGGCCGGTCGCGCCACGGATGCTGACCAAGTTGCCGTGCGCCAAGCGTGGGAACGCTACCAGGGTGCCGTGCGCGTCGCCCATTCGGTGGAACTCAGCTTGCAGACTTCGATAGCGACCACTGATCCGGTCTGGCTTCAAGTCACGGCCGCTGTCGGTGCATCGTCCGACGAGTTGATCGCTCTGATTAAATCCCTAACCTCCACTCCAAAACCAATAACCCCAGGAACCTAATGCCTCCCGGAACTCTAGAAATAGCCCTACTAATCGGTCAAGCTCTTATGAAATACGGGCCTGACGTAGCTCGTCAGATTCAGTTGCTTTTCACCAAAACCAACCCGACGGCCGCAGATTGGGAAGTGGTTTTTGCGCTGTCCGAGAAAACCTACGATCAGTTTGTCGCGCCGCTGTCCAAGCTGCCGTGAAATCTTTAAAACCCAAAACTCCAATCAAGCGCGGGTCGCGCCCGCGTCATTCGTTTGAGGTCCGCCGGTGGGCAGAGAATTCCCCTCCGGCGGACGTGTCGTGCAAACCAATGAAACGCATAAATCTCAGCGGTGGCAATAATGCAGCGCCAACCAGTAAGTCCAACGCCGCAATCGGCATTCTAAAGGCAAGGGGTTGGACGGTTGCGGTATCGAAATCAAGGAAACGTTACGGCTTTGGGAAATGCCCCGCTTGCCACAAATCACTGACCAAAACCTATGCCCGCAGTCTCTCGCCGTTGCAATGGTCAAACCTACAAACTGCATATTGGAGGGACGCTTGGCACTGTGAATGGGCCGCGCACCGAGAGCTTCTTAGGAAGATAAATGCCCCAAAAAACGGTATCGCCACACACCAGGAATCCATCGCCGCGCTCCGCAGAGGGGCTAAAGCGTTCGGGCGAAAGGTGGGCATTTCATTGTTCAAGAAACACGATCCGCTGGAGCGAATTTACTGGCAGAAATGGTGCGCTTTGGATGAAGCAGCAGATTATCTCGCCTGCCTGAAGAAATGATTCCGCTCCCCAAAAAGCCATTCCCCAAGATCGTTGACTTCGCCGTCGTCCTGGCTGCTATGATGGCCCTCGTCTATTTCCTCATGTACCTTGCCGGCGTCAACCCGTAGCCTAGTTTTCTTCAACGCCCGACTTCATTTTATGACCAATTGCAAATCGTTTGCAGTTGTGGTTGAAAATAACTTAAATTATTGTTTGACACGGGATGCTTAATAATTTACTTTCGCGTCATGGCAAATATTCCAGTTTCGCAGAACGAACCAAAACAGTGGACGTTTGAACCCAACATTACCGTGCGGGAAAAGGTCAAGGAGATCATGGTAAAAACAAAACTCAAGCGAACACCCATTCTCAACCGCCTCTGCGAAACTGGACGATTGAAAGGCTGACCATGTTTACCCTATACCTCAGCGCATTGATTTGTGCGATCGCCATAATAATCTGGCTCGTCCTATGGACCTGCATCAAACAGAAAGCGATCTGGTGGAAATGCTCATGGTGCCATTGGTACTTTTCAAGCGATGGCGCTTTGGTACCATACCGGCATTTATCCGATGCGTCAGACCCAGTGAGCCACGGAATCTGCCCGGCGTGCGCCCGAAAGATCGAAGAAAGCGAAAAGCTAAAATAATTTCCTGGCAGCCAGAGTGTGTCGTCAGAACGCTCAAGCTAAAAACACTCAACCGGGCTTGCAAAGACGGGGCTGCCGGGGATTCAATTTCTGATCGAAACCAAAGCAATTAGTGACACCCATTTAACAAAATGCGTTTCTATCTTTCTAATCGCGGAGGTTTTCGCTTCCGCTGATTGGCGGGGCCGATCAGATCAATCACAGTAAAACAAAACCAAAACCTATGGCAAAGAAAACAAATAAATTCGACGCTCCCAGCGAGGGAGTAAAAGCCGGTGCGCCGGGCGATGAAACGCCCGTGGTAATTTCGGAGGGAAATCCGAAGCCGGTAAAGTTCAAAAAGAACGGCGATCCGTTCAAAGTTCGTGGGCCAAGCGGGCCGCGCACGGTCAACCCGAAAATCGAGGCATTCAAGAAAACACAGAAGGATGCCTTGGAAGCATTCGTGACTGACCAAAAGGGTAAACGCTGTTTTTTCATGCGGGATCTACGTGTCGAATCCGACGCGGCCAAGTTACAGGCCAGGATGGAAAAGACGTGCCAGAGACTATCTCCGGTGCAGTTGGGATGGTTGGATAAACAGGCCGAAAAGAGGCTCGCCGAAAAAGCGGCCAAGGCGAATGCCCTTCATCCCGATCCTGTGCCGGAAGAACAGCAAAACGACCAACCCTAACATCATGGGCGGCGTAGGGCGCGAAGCCCGGGTCGGGATGCATACGTCCCGAACACCAAGTAAGGTTCGAAACCTTCGCCGTCCGTCAACCAAAACAATTATGACGAAACTCGAAGAACTCAAAGCGGTAGAAACCCAACTCTACAAGGAAATGAAGGCGCTTGAAGATCCGCTAGATGCTAAGCGGAGCGAATGGTCCACTGCGTTCTCAGCAGTCCAGAAAGCCGAGCGTTTTGCAGAACTCGACCAGCAATATGCCGACGAAAAACTGCTGAAGGAGCAAAATGGAAACGCCTGACAGCCTGCCTAATCCGTTTTCTGCGGCTCGGATTGTGGGCATTGATACCGACCCGAACGCCTATCACAAGCTCCAGGGCGAGCGGGGCAAGCCCGAATTTATCGTCAGCAACTCGATGCTGAAGGAGTTTTCCAAGTGCCCGCGCAAGTGGCGCGTTGGCGGCGAACCGGAGCGGGACTCTGACGCCTGTCGGTGGGGCGAACTCCTTGACGCCCGCGTGCTATCCCCGAAACAATTCGGAAGCCGATTCTCCATCATACCGGCCCAGTACCAGGATGCCAAAACGGGCGAGATGAAGGATTGGACATTCGCCGCGAATGTCTGCAAGGAGTGGCGAAAAGACCACACCGGGACCATTCACGTCAAAACCGATGAAATGGACGGGGCCGATGATGCCATTGGGCGTCTCCAGAACGACGAAGGGATCGCCGCGTTGCTCGCCTGCTCTCAAACCCAAGTCCACGTCGCCGCCGAATACCGCGACCGCGCAACCGGATTGACGGTGCCGGTCAAGGGACTTATAGACTTGGCGCCGTCGAAAGATTCAGAATTCTTCCGCACCCATTTGGCCGATCTGAAAACAGCACGAGACGGCTCGCCGTCAAAATGGAAGCGAGAAGTGTTCAGTTACGGTTACCACATCCAAGCTGCATTCTATCTCGACATGTTTAACGCCGCCACGGGTGAGGCTCGCGATGGGTTTTACCACGTCGTCTCAGAGAATATTCCCCCATACGAGCCGGCCCAGTATCTTCTATCTCTGGAATTCATCGAAGTTGGTCGGCGGTTCTATCGGGCCGCGCTCGCATTTTATTGCCAGTGCCTAAACCGAGACGAGTGGCCCAGCTACGGTTTTGGACTGAATCAGATTAACGGTTGGACGATTTGCGAACCCGAAGCTTGGATGGTAATCACCGAGGGGGTTCAATCGTTTCCTGACGATCCAAAACACGAAACCAATAACGAACAATCTGACGACATCACACCATGAGATTTTCTTCCAAGTCACTTGACACGCTTTGAATCTGTGTCATATTAAAAGTGCTAACATGAATTACGGTCAACAAAATTATCCGCTTGCGAGCGTTTTAGAAACGCACTTCCCGCTTCCGTGGGTCATGTTAGCAGCGCAAGCGGAATTCTGTTGTTGCTTATGAGAACATCTCAAGTTCTAAAAACTCGTGGCCGTCGCGTTTATTATCACGCTGAAGGCAATCCACATTGGAAGGGCGGAACTTATCGCCATCACGGACGGGTTCAGGTGCTATGCCCTGACCATCCAAACTCAGGACAGAATAATTACGTGCTTCGCGCTAGATTAGTAATGGAAAAACAATTGGTCCGTTTTCTTAATCAAGACGAAGTGGTTCACCACATCAATCATGTAACCGATGATGATAGGATTCAGAATCTTCAACTGATGACTATTTTGGAGCATAACACGTATCACGCTCAGCACCAAACAAATGGACGTTGGGCAAGGAATTTTGATTGCTGTGCCCAGTGCGGGACTAAAGAAGTTCCGCACGCAGGACGCGGATTATGCAACCGATGTAATGACAAAAGACGTTGGCCCGAGAAGTGGGCGCGTTTGAAAGCGAGACAAAATGCCATTTGAAATAAAAACAGCTACCAGAACAGGCGTTCGTCCTCTTCTTGGATTTTACGGTAAATCCTCATCGGGCAAGACTATGAGCGCGTTGCTTGTAGGCCGTGGCATCGTTGGGCCGAAAGGTAGGGTTGTTCTATTGGACACGGAGAGCGGGCGAGGATCGCTCTTTGCCGATTGCATACCAGGCGGTTATTCCGTCATGAACCTCGAACCACCGTTCTCCCCAGCCCGCTACCAGGAAGCCATTGAGGTCGCCGAAGCGCAAGCGGATATTGTGATAGTGGATAGTCTAACTCATTGTCATAATGGCGACGGTGGCATTTTGGATATGCAGGAGGCCGAACTTGACCGCATGGCTGGAAGCGATTGGAAAAAGCGTGAGGCGTGCAAAATGGCGGCATGGATCAAGCCAAAGTTAGAGCACAAGAAGTTCATCGGGCGATTGCTTCGGTTGAAATGCGGACTGATTTGTTGTCTGCGGGGCGAGGAAAAAGTTCACATGGTAAAGGACGAGGGTAAAACTAAGATCGTTACCGACCAGTTTTCCAGCCCGATTTTCGATAAAAATTTCATCTTTGAGTTGCTCATCAACTTTGAGACGATTTCAGTAAACGGGGAGGGTGGATTTGTGATTCCCAGGAAGATTACCCATCCGTCAATTAAGCCATTGTTGCCCAAGGAAGGAGAGCAGATCGGAATTGCGTTCGGTGAGGCCCTGGCCCGATGGTGCGCTGCCCCTGGCGCCACGCTGCCCGCCAGCGCACCGCAAGCGCCGGAGGGTGCCAAGACGCCACCCGACCCGCTCAAGGCCGCCAAATCTAAACTGTGGTCGCTTTACAAGCCGTTCTGCAAGTCCGTAGCAGAGGCTGAAACCCAGTTGCGGACATGGAACATCATCACGGCGGAACAAACGCTCGCTGGATTGACCCTGCCGCAAATCGAGGAAGCCATCGAGAAAACCGAACTTCAGCTAAAGGGCGAATGACGGGTTATCTTTTAATGGGAATCGTGCTTTGGCCTGCGCTGAGAGACGCGGGCGCAACATCAAAACCTAATTGCTATTGGAACAAGGACTTCGGTTGACTATAGGAACGCGGCTTGAACCGCAAGGGACTCTCGCCCTAAAACTCTGCCGGTGTCGATTCACCGGCAGACTTGTAAGGCGACAAAATGAAAACTAAACCTGATATTAAAAAGTTAGCCGTCGAAATCTACAAGGTGGCGCTTCGCGGAGCCGGGGAGTCTGTGAAGGATCGAATCCCATGGGATGACCTTGACGGACACGATAAGAATGCTCTGATTGCGATAGCGCGGTGGCATTTGCGCGAAGTCAAAAAAGCGGTGGATGCCGTGGTATGGTAAAAAGGACAAACCCATGAACCTCGCGCGTGAACGAATGCTTGCCCGCGTGCGGAAGCAGGCACAAAGGGCTTTCCCGGTGCTTGGACAGTGTGAAGATTGCCCTTGGTTCAGGGCAATCCATAGACATCACGACGATTATGAAAAGCCGTCAGAAATCAGAATGTTGTGCCAAATGTGCCACACGGATTGGCACGTCAAACGGAGATCGTGGGGAAGGATGAAATGCTTATGAAAACCACAGATCGTTGCTCTAAAACTCCAAACCATCGCCATTCATGGTGCGGTTGGTATCGCCACAATCGACTGGTGGGCAACAAACATTGCCTGTTCTGCGGGAAGGTGAAAAGAAAATGAATGCCCGGATCCAAATCGACTATGACAAGAAATGCGCGAAATGCGGCCGCGCCGGTGCCTGCCCAAACGGCTGGTGCCTGGGCTGTAACTCGAAAAAGGTGGACGCGCTTTTGGCACAAAAACTGCCAAAAAACCCTTTGACAGCGCCTGCGGGTGTGCTAGATTAACGCTAACGAGACGGATGTTTCGCCGCGACTGACCCTCGCCATAGATGATGAGCATTATTACACAATCTTCGGTTTGGCGCTCCCGTGGGGGATTCTCCGGCTCCTGCTGGAAATGCTCGCTCGGGTCAAAGCGGGAGCGCCAAACCGCGCATCATTTATGACGTACTCCGACCGACTAAAAGATCCGAGATGGCAGCGCAAAAGGCTGCAAATTTTCGACCGCGATAATTGGAGGTGCCTAGAATGCACCGCAGAATCGAAGCAACTCCAGGTTCATCACATCGTTTATCTGAATCGCGATCCATGGGATTACCCCGATTATCTCTTCCAAACTTTTTGCGAACCTTGCCACAAGGAACGCCAAGAACTCACCGATAAAATCGTAAACGCCGTGAAAATGGCCATTGCGCCAGTTCCAACAATCAGACTCATTCCAACCGCGCTCGAAATATGCTCGCAAGCCATGCTCAAAATCGAGGTGGGAATATGAAATGGCTCAACCTGGAACTGGCCAAGCTCCGGTCACCGGAATACATCGGCAGCGATCCGGTCCACCGGGCAACGTGGTTGAGTCTGACGGCTTATTGTGCAGAACAGGAAAATGGCGGTATCATTCGAGATTGCGCCGGGTGGAAGAGCCGAATGTGGGAACAGTCCGCCGGCGTCACAAAAGAGGAAGTGTCCGACGATTCCATGCTCTGGAAATGGGATGGAAGTTCAGTCAAAGTATGGGCCTATCCCGCCGAAAAGGAAGCTGAGGTTCAAGCTAAGCGTGAAGGTGGATATGTGGGCGGAAAAGCCTCTGGAAAAGCACGAAAAGAAGCTTCCCGCAAAGCATCCATCGAACCTCAGCTTAAAGCTGAGCTTAAAGCTGAGCTTGAACGGAATGGAATGGAAGGGAAGGGAAGTGGAAAGGAAGTGGAAGGGAATATCCCCTTGGATTCTTCTGAAATGATTCCAGAAAAACCAGATTGGGCGCCAACGTGGAATCAATGTCGGTTTTGGCTGGCTGATGTTCAAAAGAACGGTGCGAATTATACTGAACCCGAAACCAATACCGCATTCCTGGCGCTCAACGCTAACGGTTGGATGTGGGGGAAAAATCCAGTGGTTGACTGGCGTTCTGCAATCGAAAGTCGAATTCAAACCGACAGGAATCATAAACCAACAGGATCAAAACCAGAGCGCAAGGGGATGCTCTTCATGCCATGACGTTAACCGATTTTATTTCACGGTTCGAGAAGAAGACCAAGACGATTAATGGTTTTATTGTTCGATGTCCGGCGCACGAAGACGGGACTGCCTCCCTTTCCGTGGCCGAAGGAAAGGACTGCGCCATCATCCTGAAATGCTTCGCGGGCTGCAAAACCGAAAGCGTTCTGGCGTCTCTGGGACTCACGTTCAAGGACTTGTTCAAAGACGCGCCAGCAAAACTATTCAACGTGCCCGCGCCCAGGAAGCCGGTTAAACCTGAATCCACTGAAAAACCCGTCATTGAGAAAATCTACAGCTACCAGGACAAGTTCGGGACCGAGCATTATCAGGCGATCCGATTAAAACCGAAGTCGTTTCGTCAACGGCACAAGGTTGGGACCGAGTGGGTTTGGAATATGGACGGCGTAGAGCGGGCGCTTTACCACTTGCCGGAAGTGCTCTCGGCCAAGGAGGTGTTCATCGTTGAGGGCGAAAAAGACGCCGACAACCTGACCTCCCTGGGATTGGTTGCTACCTGTAACGTGGGAGGCGCTGGCAAGTGGATGGACGGCTACACCGAGGCCCTAGCCGGCAAGGACGTGGTGCTCTGTGGGGACAATGACGAGCCGGGCCGGAAGCACATGGGACTCGTGTTTGACTCGATTGCCGGGACTGCGAAGACGGTAAAAATAATCAAGGTGCCTGAAATCTTGAAAGATGTTAGCGACTACATAGCGACATTCAAAACGCCAGAAGAGGCCAAACACGCAATTCAAAACATCGTAGATAATTCGTATCCGCACGTCAGAGGAACAAAGTTGCCAATTTACGCAATACACGAACTCGAAGATCCTTACCGACGTTTGGTGCGGAGCTTTGACAAGGGATCGTTTTCGCTTGGAAAGTGGATTCCATCACTTGGAAAGATTCGCGCTCTGATTCCGGGGGAGCTTATGGTTGTGCAAGGGGACACCGGAACGGGAAAAACTGGAATTCTGCAAAGCATCGCCCGAGCCGCCCTTCCTCTTCCAACACTTATGTTCGAGTTGGAACTGCCGAAAGAAATGATGTTTGAACGGTTTATAAGCATGACTCACAACATGACGGGCCAGGCTGTAGAAGACATTTACCGATCAGAATATGGTGAAAAAGAATCAAATGCGGCGGAGATTAAAATCCTGTTGAATGGTTTATTCATTTGTCCAGAGGCTCGGCTTACGATTGAGCAGATTGAGAACTACGTTGTACGGGCGGAACTGAAAATGGGCGAACGCCCAAAGGTCGTGTTGGTTGACTACATCCAATTAATCGGAGGGTCCGGCGAGAATCGGCGCGACAGGTTTTCAAATATCTCTGAAGGATTAAAGGTCATGGCGAATAAAACCCAGACCATTGTAATATTGGCCAGCCAAATAGCCCGACAGAAAGAAGAGGAAGAACCGGGACTCCATAGCGCGAAAGAATCTGGCAGCATCGAAAATAGTTGTGGAATCCTGTTGAGTGTTTGGCGGGACTCAAAAGACCCTACACTTTTAAGTATCCGTGTTTTGAAAGCAACCAAAGGCGGGGCAGGTTTGCTCGTAGAATGCAACTTTGATGGAGCAAAAATGAAAATAACTGAACGGGGCAAAATAGATCGAAGCGATTGTCCTTCTAACGCCCAAACCAACGATCCCTGAAAACCGGAGTTTAACATGAAAACAAAATTCTCATACGCTGATACCGTTGCAGCATTCATCGGACACGGACTAACCATGCCCGCGACGTCTAAATCGACCGTCGAACAGATCGCTGGAAGAATTCGACACCGCGAATACCGCGCGCGCCGGGATAAAAAACGTCGGATGAAAGAGGCGGCGCTGACTCCCACCCCTGAAACCAAAACTTTATGAGCACTGAAAAACGAGAATGCCCGCCCTTTCACAGACCGCCTACTGCCGCCGCTCAGATTGAAGAGTGGGATGAGGAAAAGGCAGCAAAGAAGACGACGCCACCACCGACCGATGATCCGACTCCACTTCCCAGCGACCTGGTTGCCGCCGGGGATGCGCTTCTCCACGCATTGCGGTCAACCCAAGAGCAAAGCGGATGCGAGTGCGGTGACTTCGGGCCATGCAGGCGATGCACCGCGGCCAGCATCGAAGCCGCCGACGCCAGCCAGGCGTGGGCAGAGGCGAAGAAGGAAGCCAGCGTATGAATCCAATCGTACTATTACCCTGCGACATCTGCGGCCGAAAACCAGCAACGCGGAAAGCTGAAATTATGGATAATCGATCTGGGTACATTCACCGAGGGATGTTGTGTCGAGGTTGCGACGATGGAGTTAGAACGTGCACTTGCGGCCAAGCGTTTATTGGAGCGGGATCTACGAAATGCCGAACATGCGAGGACAAAAAATCATGAAGCCAACCGTGCTACCTGAGAGTTTTCTGCGGCGGATGTCGCCAGAGGATCGCAAGCCAATGGGGGTTTCTGGGATGACCATTCCTGAGATCGACGAAGCAAACGCGATCAAGCTGGAGAAAGTTTTGCACGGCCAGATCAGTCAGGACTTGCTGCGCCGTGGGATCGAATACGGACACGCGGACATGCGACACAAGTCGAGATTTACGAAAGGTTGGCCGGATTTCACATTCACTTTTGACCACGAAACCTGGCACGTCGAATGCAAAGTCCCGGGCCGTGGGTTAGATGACGATCAAATCCGAGTGCGGGACAACATCCTGGCCAATGGTGGGTTGTGGCTCACGGCCTATCAGTTCGCCGATTACGCGACGATATTTCATAATGGAAGGACTGTATGACGTTCAAAATGCGACAACCACACAAGCCGAGAGTCTGGGCACAATTTACGTTGGCAGACGACCAGTGGAAAGCGAGTTTAGAATTTTGGTATCGGTGGAAAGGCAACGATTACTGGACACTGATCTTCCTATCACCATGGAGATAAAATGAAAACACACCCAATGCTAGCACGGATTAGCCGCACCTTTATGATATTCTTGGCCATCATCATCGTCAACCTAATCCTAATCGCTGTCGTGGAATTATCATTTCGATATACCCCCGTGATAGGGATTGTGTTCTGGTTATGCCTCATTTTGGGATTGTCCTGGTGGTATACCGATGGGAGGTTCAAATGACCAAAGCACGCCGAAACCGAATCGAGCGTCAGGTGCTAGGAGAAATCCGGGCGCACGGCGGAATGTCGGATTGGTGGATAACGGATAATCAGGAGCGGGCTGTTGTCATCACCCAGATGATTCGCCGAGGACAAATCAAACTGACTACAAAATGTTACCCGTGGAGCGACGCGAAAATTCTTAAATGAAAAAAGAAATGAACCCAACCGCCTCCGAACTGCGCGAGAAATACTCCGACGCATACGCCTGGGTTGACGCCCAGCCCGGCATGTCATGGGACTTTGTGACGGTGCCAATCGAATCAATCGCAACCCTGTTGCAACCGACGAAACTAGCGAAGAACGATCCTAGCAACCTCCCCTGGCACTCATAACCTATGAATCCCGCAATACCAATAATCGCCGCCGCGCTCGCCGGCGCGCCCGACCTGCCCCGAGGCGCCCAAATCGACGTGGTTGCCGCCGTCATCGCCGCCGAGGGCCGCGAGCGGTGGAAGTACATGTGCGCCCAGGCCCAGGCCATCCGCCATCGCGGCGGGAGCGCCTACCAGCGCGTCATCGAGCCTGGGCAATTCAGTTGCCTCAACGGCACCACGCCGTTTGCCCTGGTGGTCAGGATGCGCCGGGAGGTGGGCTACGACGATGCTAGGGTACTGGCTAAGTGGCTGGTTGTGGGCGCAGAAAAACCATTCCAGGGCGATCCCGTCAATGGCGCCACGCATTTTCACGATACCAGCATTCGAACTCCCGTCGGCTGGGGACCGTGCCTGGCGATGGTGGGAAAACTAAAGTTTTTCAAACCCGACAAATGAAAATCGAAACACCACGAACCGATGCTGCCGAAAAACTGGCGCAAGATAGTTACGAAATGTCCCGAGAATGTGGAGATCCGTCATATCCCGGCGCGGATCTAGCCGAATTTGCCCGCGAACTTGAACGCGAACTCTCCGACTGGCGAACGTGCGCTGGGCGGCTTAGGGAATTCGCCATCGCCTACAGTTCTCATCCCCGGCGCAATCCTGGGGACAAACTGATGGAGGCGCTCGATGAATACGACCGGCTCACCACCCATTAGGAATGCCATTTGCGCCCTAACCCTATCGCCAAGGACGCATTTTCAGCCGTCGAGGGTATCAAAGTGCTACCCGGACACCAAAATGAGTTCTAGATGCCATACAGCGCCACTACGAGCAATATGGGTAAATTGACCCATTTTAAGCTTTTCCCGTCGCGGGCATATAGCCGGTGGATGGCGCCGGTCTCGGGTTGTGCCCGTCATTAACACCGCGCGGGAAACGAAAAGCCCGGCAGGTTTATCGCCTGCCGGGTTTGCGTTCGCAGTATCACCGTATCGGGTCAGACTGCTATCGTTTCTCCATTGCTAGAAGCATTTTCTGAAATCTCAGTTCTGCCGTTTGCCTGCATTTTTTGTCGTAAAGCCGGTCGAGCGTTTCCATCGCCCGAACTTGCGCGGCTTCGGTTTTAGCGATTGCCATTCTGATTTGCTGGATTTCCAGTTCGTGAGTATTCATTTATCGTTTCTCCCACCCGTTGCCCAATTTTCCCGCCCACTGGTCCAGATCCCATCGCTGTTCAAGCGCCGCCGTCATCTCCCGCCGCGCACGCGATTTCCGCCGCCAATCGCGCCCAGCCGATACCGCCAGAATCGCGCCCAGTACCACCGGGAGTGCCGCTAAAATATAGTTTTCAATGCTCATATTTCCTTTCATTTGTTCCTATTTTGCGACCGCTAACAGCGCGTCATATTCTGGGGTTCCCTCAACGAACGTCACCCGATCTGTCTCAAAATAATCCGTTTGAAAGTCGGTGTCGTTTCTGACGTTGCCCAATTCTCGCGGTAGGTGGCGCAAAATATCCCGCGCATAAATCGTGATGCACGCCTTCCCGCCGTTCGCCAGCACGTTCTTGGAGTAGTGCGCCGGCGAGTATTTACCATTGAATCGAACACCGTGCTTGCCGATTGTAACGCCGTTAATTGTAAGGGTGGTTTTCATTTCGTAATTTTGTTGATTGTTCACCGACCGAAACCCGACATCAGCCGGGCTGCAATCGGGGAACGGTTATGCGCCCGTAACCTTCGCCTCTCCCACCACGTTGCCGGTCTGCTCACAAAAAATCCCTGGTTCATCGAAATCCACCGACTCGAAAGCCGGACCAACCGCGTCGTGAATCATCCCGTCAAGGTTCGCACGGCGTTCAAACCTAATCCCGCGCGACTCCATTTGCCCGCGCGTTTCAATCCGACGACCGTGCAGCAACAGCGATGGTGAGTAATGGGTTGGGGTTTCTAAACTGGGGGTGTAGGGTATCATTTTCATTTTTTTCCTTTTGGTTTGCCGACCTGGCCGCCCCGGAAGGCGGTCACGTCGATAAACGGTCACCTGCCCGCCTTCGCCGCCGCCTTCGCAGCGCCCAGATACCAGCGCCGCCAACCCGCTGATTTGGATTCTATCGCCCATCGGATCAGAGTCCGCACCGTCAATTTGATCTCGCTAGTCATAATGTCGTTTTGTTTGATTGTTTTCTGTTACTGAAAAGAAACTAAGCGCTTAGCTTTAATATGTCAAAGGATAAGTGAACATATCGAGCATTGAATAGCAAGGGATACTTTACGAGGAAACGCCCGCTGGTATTGAAGGAATCACAACCGCTACCTTCTTAGGCCGCCCGCCCTTCAGCCCGTTCAGCCGTACTGCCGCCGCTTTTGCCTCTGATTTTACCAGCCCACCACGCCGCCCAGCCTCACCGCAACTCATCGTTTTTTTCGTCATAATTTGTTTCTAGTTTATGTTCTTTAGCGCCCGTTTAATCCGGTTTATGTCGTGGACAGACAATACCCAACCGCCATCAAGCACGGAACGCATCACCTTCACCACCTTGTCCAAATGCTTCTGTTGAATCAAAGCGTGTCGGACCATCACACCGTCAATGGGGATGAAATAGGCAATTGGTGTTTTCGTGTGTTTGTTGCTCATAATTATTGCCCCTTTCAATATAAACTCTTATTTATCTTTCATATTTTGTTTGCTCCGTTGTTGACCGGCAACTCCAATCCGATAGGCCATTTAATGAATGCTGCCATCCGGCTCAACGCCTCGGAATTCGTGAGTGAATCTGCCGCTCTTTACCATCACAACGCAACTATGATCATTCTCAGATTCCTTCTCAGCATCAGGATGCGATGATGATGTTCGGTTTGCGAATCTGAATCCACGTTTTAACAGCTTGGTAATTGATGTCGCTTGTGCTGCCGGTGTAGATAGCTTGCCTAGCCATACCCACCACCGCCGATACCATTCGCGCCCGACTATCACCAGAAGAATCGTGCCCAGGATAACCCGGAGCACCTCTAAAATCAGAATTTCAGTGTTCATTTTAACTTTGATTTTCATGAATCGGCTATGGTCGTTTCACGTGGATAAATGTTCGCACCATGCCTAAGCATTATGTCTATCGCCATAACCGCACCCCTAATGTCCAACGGCTGAGAACCGTCCAAGCATTTGCGGATGTTCAGCAACCCGGCCCACATAGATTCACAATCCCCGCATAACGGATTGCCGTGGCTGGTTCGATGCACCAAGCCTAAAATCGGTTTCCCACATTTCAAACAGCAAATTGCTGCCGATTCGTTTTTCCCGGCTCCGTAAAAACATTCTGAGAGATGTTCGCGCCCTTGCGATTGTCGGCATTCACTGCAAATTATATCCTTAACTGTGTTTGTTTTCATTGTGTCTTTTGATTCGTTGTTTTACCGTTCTACTATCGCTACAATCTATCAATGCCCTTTGGTTGTCAAATGAATTCGTGAGAAATCTTTCAGCCACCGCCGCCGCACCGCCGACAACGTTGCCCATTTGCCCAAGGACAGCCGCGAAACCCTCAGACGTACAAAGTGACACCCCATGCCCAAAGGGAAGCCAATCGGTAGTTAGGAGGAAGTTGACCGGAAGCTGGGGGGAAGTTAGAGAGAATCACGACTCGCCTTGTCGTCATTCAATTGTTCCTCAAATGCCCTACAACGTGCGCGTACCCTTAAACCGTACATTGTGACACCCTTTCAATCAAAACGCGCCCAGCAAGCCGTACAGTTGACAGAATCGGCATCCTCATGCATACTGCCATCATGCTGTTTACACCCGAAACCGCCCGATCAGCCTCCCAAAAGGGTTTGATCGTTCGGATGTCTCATTCAAAAGCTCGCCAAGATCGTGAAGCTCTACTCACCAGGCTGATCGAACAAGCGTCGTTTCAACCCCCGATCAAACGGCCCGACGACCAAGATTCATATGCGACTGAACAGGTCGTCATTGTCCGTGAACAGTTAGCTCGCCTTCACGACCAGCTACGCAAAGCCGATGACACCCGCGATACATTTCGCATTGCCACGGCTATCTGCAAGCTCGGGGATTATGAAGCGGACCTTGCTGGAAGGCCAAGACCAGGCAACCTTCGCCCAGTAGCCCCTCGTCGCGCTGTTGCAGCGTTCACGCCGCCGGCTGATAGCTGATAGATCATGGTAGATGCTGCCCGCTTGACTGTTTCACTCGATTGCCAGCATCGATGCAAGTTGGAACCTGTTGTCATTCAACACACAACGCAAATCTTTCGCACAACATCACTTATGCTTAGTGCGTTAACGTTAGCATTCAACCCATTGACTGCGTGTATGTTAGTCCTGTTACGCACCCTGTAACATGCGTTACACATAGCGTAACCATGGCCATGCCTGCCATGCTGTGCCTTGTCCTGTGCTCTGCCTGCCATCGATCAAAGGAATCTATTGTTTTCGTGGGGGAGGGAGGGCCGGGGGGCGGGTACGGCGCCGGGGGGCGCGGATGGATGGGGACGGTTATACGACATATGCACTTTTGTGCGAACCCAACTTTGGAACTTTTCTGGCAGGCGATTGGGATTGTCGCAGAAAGGCGGTATTGCCCGCGGGTGGGATGGATGGGCGAGGACGTGCGATAAGATTGATCTTGAGCTTGAGGTGCTAGCCCACGTCCTCATTATGCTACGGAAAACTATTTTGTCCACATAGACGATTTTATTTGACAGGGTAGTGGGGGTGTGGGATGATGGTAAGAATGAAATTAAAAACGCATCCTGTGGCCGAGATATTTCCGATGATGGGCAAGAGTGAATTGAAGGAATTGGCGGATGATATTAGGGCGAATGGATTGGAACAAGCGGTCGTGATTCAGGGGGACGTATTGCTCGATGGCAGGAACCGGTTGGCGGCTTGTGAGATGGCGGGGGTGAAGGTGGATTATCGAGAATACGAGGGGGATAATCCGGTGGCCTTCATCATAAGTTCAAATATTCACCGGCGGCATTTGACGGAATCACAACGCGCCATGGTGGCGGTGAAACTGGCGAATATGCGGCAGGGCGAGAGAACCGATAAAGAACCTTCGCCGAATTCGGCTAAGGTGTCCCAGAAGCAAGCCGCCACGCTTCTCAACGTGGGGGTGTCCTCTGTGAAGGATGCAAAGGTGGTGGCGGACGCCTCGCCCGAACTTATGGCACAAGTCCTATCTGGGGATATAACCGTGAATGCCGCCAAGCAACAGGTGAGGCCGCATGTGGCCAACAACTCCGGGAATAACGAATGGTATACGCCGAAGGAATATATTGAGGCGGCTCGGCGCGTAATGGGAGTTATTGATTTAGATCCGGCGAGCAGCAAGGAAGCAAATGGGGTGGTGAAGGCATCCAAGTTTTACACGGAAAAGGATAATGGTTTGAAGGCGGATTGGAAGGGAAGGGTTTGGATGAACCCGCCGTATGCTTCGGATTTGGTTGGGAAGTTCATCGAAAAGTTGGCGGTATCAATGGAATCAGGAGAAGTAACCGAGGCCTTGGTTTTGGTAAATAATGCTACCGATACAAAGTGGTTTGCCCGGCTGGCCAGCATAAGCAAGTTTTTATGTTTTCCAACGGGCCGGGTCCGGTTCTGGAAGACTGGGAAGAAATCGGCGGCACCCTTGCAGGGGCAATGCGTGGCTTACATCGGGAAGCATTACCAAAAGTTCGTTGATGACTTCTGCCAGTTTGGAATGATGGTCGAAATAATCCATGAACGACGCTGATCGGGGAAAGATAAGGAATCGGGAATATGCTCAACAGCTACGGGATTTTAGCGGACTTAGATTTGGGAAGATTACGCCAACGGATATTGATGGAATGCTTGAAATTCAGGATCGCGTGTTTGTCTTTATCGAAACCAAACATGGTTCAGCACCGCTTCCATATGGTCAGAAGTTGGCATTGCAGAGATTATGCGATGCTTGTGAGAAATCTGGAAAGCCTTCACTGGTTATAGTAGCTTCCCATAACACCAAGGAAGATGTTAAGGTTGCAGAACTTCCGGTGCGGGAGATTCGATTAAAAGGGAAATGGCGAGAGCCTAACAAACCATTAACCGTTCGATTGGCTATTGATGGGTTTCTAACCTGGAATAAAATCACATTATGAGTTCAAGTTTTACGCCAATGTTTAGTGATATTGTGGATTCGTCATTATGGTTGGAGAGTGACCTGGTGGTGAAGGTGTTTATGACGATGCTAGCCAAACAGGATCGGGATTATGTGGTTCGGGCCAGCGCGTTCAACATTGCCCGATGGGCGAACAAGACGGAGGAGGAGGTTTTGAAGGCGCTGAAGATATTGCAGGCGCCGGACACGAAGCGGGTGGAGAAACAGGATTTTGAGGGGCGGAGGGTGAAAAAGGTGGATGACGGGTGGCTGAATTTGAATGGTGAGAAGTATGCCAGGAAGATGCGGTTGCTGTTCGAGCGGGCGCGAAAAGCGCAGTGGGCGCGGGAGCATAGGGCAAAGGGGCCGGCGCTGCCCGGTTCCGGTCTGAACGACGCGATGATCGCGGCTGGAGGAGAGGCTTTGGGCGGCGAGACGTTTCTGCCGGAATCGGCCGACGCAGCCGCGGAGGTGACGTTTTGAAAGCAATATCACTTTGGCAACCGTGGGCGTCCGCAATGGCGTTTGGCTTGAAACACAACGAAACCCGAAGTTGGCCGACGGCCTATCGTGGAGACTTGGTAATCTGTTCGGCCAAGCGCAAACCAACATCCATGGAAGTGGGCGAATTAGAAGCCTATGTCCGAATTCTCCATCCGATGCCCTATGGGTGCGCTCTATGCGTCGTGGAACTGTACGATTGTCTCCCTACGGTCTTGTTGGACCAACCTAAACTCTCGAAGGCTGAGTATGAATTGGGAAATTACGAGCCCGGCCGATTCGCGTGGTTGACTCGAAACTGCCGTAAATTTAGGAGTCCGATTCAGATTCGCGGTTATCAAGGAATCTGGAATCTAGACGAAAAGACGGAAGCGGAGATAATCGCCATGCCGAAGTGGCGGCCAACCGGAGATACGTTTATCGAGCCGCGGTGCGATGGTGAAGGAGAATTATGAGTTGGCCATCAAAGCGTTCAAAAAAGACCGCCAGAATTTTGGCTGAAATAAAAAAGTACGTAACGCGCAACACAAATGCGCTTGCTGAAGCGCTTGGTGAACCTCCATGGCGAACTGCATCCAGGTGTTATTCGATGGCCGCATTCGGAGAGATCGTAAGAGTCAGCAAGGGTCGTCCTGGAAGGGGCGGTTATCCGGCATTATGGATTCTTTCGGCCAAACCTAAAAACAATTTCCCTGTTCCTGCGTCGGAGTTTGCTGTGAGCGGCGATGCTACTAAGCCGAGCAATACCAGCAAATCGTGCGAAGACGCTGCAATTGACTGGCTCCCGTCGTACGGGACTCGCACGGCAGGGGATTCGTTTGTCGAGCCGCGGGAGGGGACGTTATGACTGTAAAAGCACTGATTTTCAAACTGAGAAAGATGCCCCAGAATTCCGAGGTAGCTTGGAGGGATCACGATCAGAATGAAACTGAGATCAACAAGATTGTGGGGGATGTCAGCCCATTTGAACCGGCCACGTCATTCGATCCTAAGTTCTGTAAAAACGTCCATGTTGTGTTGTCATAACGACTGGGAAGGTGAGGGAGAATCATGAACAAACTCGAACTATTGCTTGATTTCCTGGCCCTCGATCCGGTCATGGCGATGAACGGGTTGCAGGATGCGGGGCTGGTGTCGGATAACTGCGTCGGGCCGGAGACGGTAGCCGCGGCCGACATTGAACGGGCGTGCGAATGGGTTCAGCATCACGAGTGGGAAGGAGCGAACGTATGAAGACAATTTGGAGTTGCGGGATCTGCAGCGGTAGGATGATCGATATTCGAGGTCGTCACCCGTATTCTGACCGGCGTATAGTTTGCCCGACATGCCTGGCGGACAAAATGGATTTGATCCGAGACATCACTGACCGGGATTATGGACAGGCATTTTCCGAGAAGTCCAGTGTTGCGCCGAAACTGGTGAAGAACAATTGTGCCGGGTAGCACCCGTGCTGATTTGAGAGGTAACGAGTAAATCTCAATGAGAACCAAAAAATCCAAGAAAGGGCACCAGCAACGGTGAACTCGTCCAACAATTCATCGAAATGGATTTTATGAAGCACAGAATAATATTGATCGGATTGATGGGGTTTCTATTTGTTTGGGCGGTATTCCGCATTGGGACTGTTTTGCTGACCGGTGTAATTGAGTACCAGAATCAAAAACTGTTGGAAAAAGTCAAAAGCAAGAATTTGGACATGGAGTTCGAACGGCTCAACAATTCAATTGACCAGGCTATAACCGATGCGGGTACAAACTTTCTATTTCTACCGATACCCAAAGTCGAGTGGATGAACGATGCCATTTATTATACCACGAACCAGGTGTTTGATGAGGAACGAACTTTGGAGGCACGCAATCCTAGATCAGTGACGCTCGAATATGTCGCCTACTCAAAAGATGTCATCACCACGAACAATGTCTGGCCGTCTGTTTTCCCCAAGGGAAATGATCGCATCGAACTGGGTTTTAGGTCTGACGGCGTTATCGTCTGGAGGAACAGGAAATGAACGTGATGAGTAAGGAGAATTTATGAACAAAAAAACAGCAGTAATAATCCTCGCCATGGCAATCAGTCTGGTTGCCTGCAAATCGGGAGAGGTTACCAATGAAGTCAAAACCGTCGTCGTGAGAATGATGTGCGACACGCTGGGATGCAAAGGCGAGATGAAGCCGACAGGAGTATGCCTCACCACTTATCCCGCGCAATGGCCGCACGCCTGCACGGTCTGTAAGGTAGGCAGGACGTACAGAATCGTCTATCCTGATAAACGGTTTGAAACGGTCGCAGACAAAAACAAATTGACTGAAGGTTTCATCCCGTATTTTACGATTGAAACGAACATAATGTCGAAAGATGTGCTTCTAATTCAGCCCAGCATCGCCACAAACTGGCAATCCATCGGCACCTACACGCCGAAAACTGGCGCTAGCGAAGATGTCCAGCGCGGGAACATCGTCACCAACACAACGGCTATCCTCGAATGGAAAGGAAAGCGGCATGAACTTCTGCTTGAAAGCGTCAACGGGCCGGAGTGCGGCGAGAGAAGGGTGCCAATGCAAAATCAGTGGCCCCAACAGTGGTATGGACTTGGATGGATGGGCACGAATATCACGATTACGAATATTCTGCTTAACGACCTTATACCCCACGAACAACAGGGGTTCACCATCACGAATTCGGTTTGGATTGACCACATCGAAGGCACGAATATCGGGCCGTGGATTCAAGTCATGACCAACTCCAATCATAATTATAATCTGGAAACGAAATGGTGAGGAAATTATGAACATTGACGAGGCGTTATTCTTGGCGGGATATTTAGGACGGGAAGTGGATATAGTTTTAGCGGACGAGGTACGGCGGTTGCGAATCGAGGTGGATCGAATGGGATGCGGTCAAGATTCAAAGCCGCAAAAAATGACCCCAGCGGTAACAACTCCCGAAGTTCCCACGACATGATGCGTAACATGCGTGGCGGAAGCAACAACCCGCCGGGGCCAAAGTGGTTATTCTGACTTCGGAGTCGCCTCCGCCATCATTTTCGTTCGAGAAATCTGGGCATCGTTCATCATGGTTTTTCGGTTTTCCTCGGCCATCATGCTTTGGTCGGCGCGGTTCTGGTCTTGCTGGTGGGCATCCGCTTTGATCTGGTTCTTCAATCCGGCCTGTTCGGCCTGCAACTTCATCTTGGATGCAGCGGCTTCCTCGTGCATCTGGACTGCGGCCGTGGCCTTACCCACGATCGAGGCTGTAGCGGCGTCGGATTCCTGCTTGGCACCGACCTGGGTGGCGTCTTGTTGCGCCTTGGCCTGGTCCTGGGCCTTCTTCGTCACCGCCTGTTCGATGGTTCGGATGTCGTTTGAGATTTTACCCAGCGCGTCCGCGGCCGCCTTGGCCATTTCCTGCCGGGCCGGGTCGGCCTGCATCTGTTGAAGCAGCGCGCCGATGTGTTGCTCGACCTGGTGCATCCCCCACACGTCCCGGGCGGTGGCCAAGCCGTCTTGCATCCCCATCTGAACCTCCTCGCCAAGCAGTTTGATCAGGACCGTGACCTGATCGATGACGTTGGCGTTGTCCATAACAGCCGGCTGGTGACCGCGCATGAGCATGGTGAAGTCGGATTCAGCCGATTTCTGGGACGGCGTGGTTTCTGCCTTGTTATCCATAGGGGCGAACTGGGCGCCCTTGCGCGAGTCGTCCGTCATGACGCTGGTGGCGAAATTGAGGATTTCCTGCTGGGACTGAGGACTGAACGCCATTCGATTTTGCATGAGCCAGTTGGCCTGGGCGGTCGCCATGGTGGGATTACCGGCGCCAGCGGGAACCTCGATCTCGACCTTCCATTTCTTGATGTCGATCCATTCGTCCGGGATACCGCGCGCCTTGACCTTTTCGCGGAATAATTTCACAAGTTTATCATTGGACTTGTCGATGCAGAAACGTCGGGCGATCTCCTGGTATTGAAACTTCTTTCGACCGAAGGCCACGATCATAATGTTGGACATCATAGCGTTAACGAGGCTCAACATAGCGGCAACTTCGTAGGCGGTGCGTTCTTTCTGAGTGCCATTGTCTATGGACTGGTTGTACTGGGTGGCCGCTTCGTTCATGAGTTGCTTTAATTGGGCCTGAACGGATTCTACGAGAGGCAAGTTGACCTGGTGGCGTTCATTTGACGGAACAATTTGGGTGCCCTCTGGTAGAATGGAAGAATTGAACAGGTTGATTACCGATGGCCGGGCCTTTCCGGCGGGAGTGGTCTGCTTCAACAGGATGTTCATATTCTCGAAAGCGTGTTGAATCTTCCGGCAAAGCATCTGGTTTGACCAGAAACAAGGCTCAAAAAGCAGATAGCCAAGGGAACGGACAGCATGGTATTTCCTTGGCGCATCAGCGGTAAGATCGCCATATTGAACGTGCAAAAGTTGACCGAGAGAATCAGCAACGCCATCCTTTTCGTAAAAGAATTTGTCGGGTTTTTCGCCTTTCACGCCTCCGACAGCCGCAAGCATTTTGTGATTCCATTTATCGGTATCGTCGTCTTTGTAATAAAAGCTCCAAAACTTGACCGTGGGAGCCTTATCAGAGGAAAGAAAACCTACCCCTTGGCGATAGGCTGAAAGAATCTTTTCCTCAGTCAGGTTCATGTCGTTGGTTTGGGTTTCAAATAGATCATCTTTGTAGAGTGCCATCGTTTTTGTAATGAGAGGCTTATTCCAATGCGTATCAGCATGTGTATCGAATGCCATTTTGATCAGTTCGCCGATGGTGAATTCTCGGAGCCAGGCAAACCACGGCATTCTGGTCATGGAAGTTTTCGTATCAGTTGGGATACGAAGATCATCAATGGCGATGAATTCAGGGATCGGCTCTTCGTCGTCTTTCCACATGACCGGAGCGATTCCGTGGGCAATCACGGCGTTATTTTCGTCACCTATGCACTCCATCATTTCAGCGGAGTCCTTCAGCACCTCATTGACATCCTCGGTGATTCCGGTTTCATACCCGGTTTTAACTTCCTTCGGGGCCTTGGGCAAAAGAACGCGAAAGAAATACTTCGCCTTTAAAAACGCGCCATCCATTTGACGAATGGCGTGGGCGAATAAAACGCACGCTTCCTTGAAGTTGGATTTGATCTCCTGGTGAAGTTTGGCCGCTTCTTCATTGGTGATGAGTTGCCCGCCATTAAGCATGTTTGTGACCTTGGCGCGGTTGGCTGAACGATCGCGGTTAATGTCGTCACCCTGGGCAATTGTCGTGAGTATGCGTTCTACAGAACCGAATTTCATAATATTATAGGGTTAAAAGTTGCTGGCCGAGTGTCATCCAATCGGCAATAAGTTTGTCATGTTTCGATAGATTGCATTTATCACATGAGACGCAAAGATTTTCTACTGAGTGCATTCCACCTTTAGAAAGAGGAATCATGTGGTCAAAGTGAATATGATTTGTGGAAACTCTTTTCTGACAGTAGTAACAGATCGCTGATGGTTTAGATTTGACAGATTCAATAAAATCCAGGATTGGTTTAGGATTAGTAGTTCTCTGTTGAACAGTTATTCGTCTCTCTGTGGCTCGGTGAAATAATCCGGCTTTATATTTAGGATCGGTGGCGTATCGTTTCTTGTGATAAGCCGCCATTTTTACTTTTATTACTTCTTTATTCTTTAACGCATATCCTTTTGCTTGATTATGTATGCTATCTTTATTAGCTTCGTGGTATTGTTTATTCCTCTGATTAACAATATCTTTGTGAGAATCATAGTATTTCTTTGCAGTTGCGTGTCTTTTATCTCTATTCTTTTCAGACCACGCTTTAAGCTGAATACGTTTCTTGTCTATGATCTTTGCATGATACTTCATATAAATCCCTGGATGGTCTTTTCTATACTGTCTCCAATATGCAGCATCGCGTGTGATCATAAACTTAACGCCTCCATTTCTAATCTAAGCCAACAAAAAGTAGGATATTCCTTAAATTCTTCTACGGAGTGATGAGATGATATATGTTTTATTGGTACATGAATCTTAAGTCTTATATTGCACCCGCACTTGGAGCAGTAATGTGTCTTTGACTCTAAAGGTTCTGGCAACGCCATCTTCAATTCATTGCGTATCAGTAATTGTTTTAACATTACCCTGGCTATGGGATCGCTAAGATGTTTCTGCGCCCAATTTGGACTGATATTATTTGGGCATTTCTCACCATTGAAACCATACAAACAGGATTTCACTCGCTCCAAAGCAATCAGGGAACTTACCGGCTCCATACCCTCTCCCAGCCAATCCAAAAGAATCGGTGCAGCCCCGGCCATCTGTTTTAGGTCTTTGATCATTTTATGTGCGCTCCGCATCCGCCGCATGGTGTTCGCATGGCAGTTGACTGATACGTGGGCGATGACGTGGTGATGGTATAGTTGAAATATTTTGGCATACCGCCAAGGCGCATGGCGTTGAAGGAATCAATATCCTCCAGGCATTCGTTGAAGGTTGCGCGTGGGAGTTTGTTGCCCTTCCGATAATCTAGGAGCGCTTTTGTGGACTCTTTGATCATCGTCGTTTTGTGGATACCATCTGGGTACGGATACATGAACCCGCCGGGGATCGAGGATTCTGGAGCTTTGAGTTGCATCATATCAAGTTTGGGTTAACAGGCTGTTGCTGATCGCCTCGTCATATCGGCGGCGCTCGGCTTCAAAGTAATCTTCCTCGTCATCGTCTTGCGGTTCCACGTTTGAGCCTAGGCGTTCGATAACGAATCCAAGACGGGTCGCCATCTCCAAACCGATGGCGATCGCGTCGAAATTGTTTGGCGACTTCCCGCCATTGCTCTCTTTCAGGTCCTCTTTTTTCTCAATGGAGATTTTTGCACCGGCTACTGTTTTATATTTGCGTTGGCAACCCTCTTCAAGTGCCGTTTCAGGAAGTCCTCGAATCTGATCCGAGTCGATGGCGTAGGACACTCTGAGCCATAGTTCGGTAATGAAACGGTCAACGTGTTCGACCCAAGTTTTTAGGCGTCTGGTTTGGTTGGTTCCTTCCATGACGTATTCACCATCTCGCACGATTCTATCAGTCGGGCGACCGCCAGCGTTAATTGGGACCGGGCAGTTAAAGCCGAACACCTGGGCAAACGCCTGGCCAATGGTGCCCTTCCCGAATGAATCGTATCCGCAGTTTTCAACCGGGCATTTATGAGATTCGAGGTCCGCTTTTACCGCCACGGCAATCTGAGTCTCGGGCGTTTTGAATTTGGGATCATCGCGTTTAAGGATCAGAATCGGAATGACTCGGAAATCAGTAATGCAGAAAATCGTCTTGCCGTTTGCGGCTGTGCCAAACTCGAAAAAGTAAATCACGCAATCATCACCGCCACCATAAGCCGGGTCCAGGGCGCAAATCTTCGTACGAGCCACACCCTTCCATATCGGTTCATCTGAAGCATGGTGCTCGGTGCATTGATCTCGCGTTATGATCCGTTTGCTCGCCATGGAAAGGCATGTCACACCTTTTACCTGTGACTTAAATGCTTCTGAATCCACGCCGCCAGAATTAGCGGCCATTAACTTTGCATATTTAGGTCCGATTAGACCCTTGTAATGCTCGGCTTCATCGGGAAATTCGACGATGTTTGGAGAATCGGTTCCCACCAAATTGACGCATTTCCCGCCATAAAGTTTGGTTGGCCATGTGGTCGTAACGTCTGGTTCAATGTAGGATGTCCAACCTTTGAGCGGTTCTGCGGCCAGTCCAAGGGGAGAATTAACGTCATGATCTGGGTTGCTCATGGCCGCTACTTTCAACTCGTAATTGGAGTAAAGATTGGGGAGGCAAGCGAGAAATGCCGTTTTCATGAAAGATAAATCATCGGCTGCTATCCGCATGTGGGGCGCTTTGATACCGGCGTAATTTCCCAGGCCAGCAGATGATTTATCCCGGCAAGCAATTCCCTGAATCCCTCTATCCATCGCGGTCGTAGCATCGGGATCATCGTCCTCGTAAATGATGGCGTGTTTGTAGTCAACGATCCGACCCGGTAACCATGGGTGAAGTGCCCGAGCCTCGGTAAACATGGTTTTGATCTGGGCGAAAATCGAGTTTTCTAGTTTCTTGACGGTGGTCGTGGAAATGATGAAAAGGGTGTTTTTGGGATCAGCCCACCAGTCGAGCATGTAGGAGGCGGATACCGTGGAGGTCTTTTGAGACGAAGCGGATCCCATGAAAATCGTGAAGATGTTCTCGCTGGACTCCTTCAAAATCAATTCCGTCCAACGGTGGACGTATCGTTTCGGCCAGGCGAGTTTGAACGCCTGGAGTTTATGCCAGAACATCCCTTCGCCGCATTCCTCGCCTTTTTTGTTCGTCCAGCGGCCACCTTTAGCGATACAGAAAAGTTCAATCTGGAGCGGATAATCGTTCACCCCCCAGGTGCAACCGTATTTTTTTGTGCTTTTAGCCATGAACCCGTGCTTGACACGGCGCTGTTTAGGGGCAAAGTAACGGGGTATAGCGATAACGTCAACAGTAACGTTTGATTAATAGGTGAATTTATGGCATTACCAAGTTTTTTCATGTGCGGTTGCGGGTGCGGAACGGCGGGGGTTGGAACAGGCGCCGACATTCCGGGGTCCGCCGGGGCAAATGGGATCAATGGCCAGAACGCCTACACGACTCTGGCCGCGGCGCTGACGATCCCTGCCATCGGGGCGAACGTGACGGCCACGGTGCCAAACGCTTATTTCATGGCATTCGGCCAGGATATTGCCATCGGATCGTCCACGATTGGGATGGCTCATTTCAAGGTGGCGGCGAACGTAACTTCCCAGACTAGCGTTGTCCTGACGTTCATGGGGTATCCTGGGGACGCTGCGCCAGCGGCCGTGTTGCCGATCGGCTCGGTGGTTTCGCCAACGGGAACGTGGGGGTTGCCCGCGCCGTTGAAGGTGTACGGGTCGGGAACGCCTTATGCCATCACTAATTTTCATCTTCCAATTATCATGGGAACCACCAGTCCTTCGTTAACCCTTACTTCTCCAGGGACATATCTGATTTTTTCGAGAGTAAAACTCAGAAACAACTCGGCAGCCACCGTTGCCGGGGAATATGTAACCATAAATCTGGACAATGCTGGTAATGTTCCGATCCCTAATGCAACTACAGAGTGGGTTTGTCCTGGAATTGTGAATGGAGTTGGACGTTATCTGGCCGATCTGGTCCTTCCACCAGTCGTTTACACTACGGCGGTGATAACTGATACGGTGACACTTATGGCCATAGCCAACGCCGGAGTTACCAATGCTGGCGCGTACAATATCTCAGAGGCTGAAATCGTAGCCATCCGAATTTCTTGATATGGCAGGCGAATTCAAACCCAGGATATTGATCGACGGATTCAACGAGTGTTCCGGTGGGATGAATCGTGGGGTAAAACCTATTCTGCTCGCCAAGAACGTCCTGGCCAACGCCATAAACGTCACGGTGCGCGGCACCTTCCCTACCGCCCGCCCAGCGTTCAAAAAGCTGACCTTGACCTATTCCAGCCCAGCCGTGCAATCCGCGTTCGAGGCGGGTATCTGGAAAAGCGGGTGCGCATACGACCCAGACAACGTGGCGGAAAGTTTGGTGGCTTCGTTGACGGGAATTCTGTACCAGGTGACGCCTTTGGCCACTGGCTACAGCGCCACCGTTACGGAGGTCAGCGCAACGACGACCCAGCAAAACGCGGGTGTTCGTCGGCATTGGCTTTGGCAGTCGGAGAATGACATAAACTGGAATGATGGGATTTCCAAACCGGTTTTCTTCAACCAGTTCGATTCTCCCGCCGCTTGCACGCGTTCGGGATACGCGGCTACGCAGAATTTCACCAATTCCAACATGGCAGATTTTATCATTCCGCCTGTGGGCATGGGTGTCACGGTTACGTTTGCTTCTGCGGCCAATCTTCTGGCTGGGTACATTGTCAAAGTAGCCAACAAGGGCGCGATGGTGGTGCAGTTAATCACGGGGAACGACGTTGACCTGATGAATCAGAGCACGATGCCTATTGGTGGCAACGTTCTAGCGAATACGGTTCTTTCCTGGCAGGTTGTAAGCGAAGAACTCCCTCCCGGTCGCATGGGCGTCTATGGAATGGGTCGCAACTCAGTTTGCCTGCCTGACGGAAAGAGCATCGTCATTTCTGACATGGTGGGAGGGCCTAGCGGCACCGTGGGCAAGCAATACCGGGACGCACAGCGCCACATAACCGAGAATTTCTACCTGAAAGGAGGTGGTCTGTTTATCATTCCCGGTTCAGTGGGGTCCATAAAGGCCATGCGCCACGTCAGCGTTCTGGATCAGTCCCTGGGCCAGGGGCCAATGCAAATCCTGACGGCCAAGGAGATTTTCTCCTGCATGGCACCGACCGATCGCTCAAAGTGGCAGACCATGACTGATCCGATCATGCCACAAAGTCTGATTGGCAATGGCGCGACCGGGCAGGACTCGACGATCAATGCCGGTGGGGATTTGATGTTCCGTTCGCCGGGTGGGATTGCCTCTCTGATCCTGGGACGGCGCGACTTCGCCACATGGGGCAACACAACGTGCAGCCGGGAGGTCGATCCGATCCTTTACCGGGACAGCCCGGACCTGCTCGAATTTTCCAGCTCCGTTGAATTCGACAATCGCCTGTTGATGACGTGCGGGCCGACACCTTCACCGCAGGGGTACTATTTCAACGGATTGATCGCCCTGAACTTTGATCCGTTGTCGAGTTTGCGCGGGAAAGCGCCAGCGGTTTATGACGGCCTTTGGACCGGACTCAACATATTGCAAGTCATCGCCGGTGAATTCAATGGCCGTCAACGCTGCTTCGCTTTTACCTACAATGCCATCCTTGCCAAGATTGAACTTTACGAGATTCTGAAGTCGGGCGATGCGGATTATGACGACGGGAATTATCTCGAACTCCGAAGGATTTCTTGGGTAATGGAAAGCCCGGTTTTGATGGGGCCGGTGAAGAATCCTGGGCATGATTTGCTGCGGTTGAAAAGTGGCGAGATACGAGTCGATAATTTGAAGGGAAAGGTCGATTTCTTCACGTTCTACAAACCCGACCAATATCCCGGTTGGATTCCATGGTTTGCTTGGCAGGAATGCGCAAAGCAACCGACAACCGCCGCGGGCACCGAAGATTACAAGCCGCAGTTTCGCCCGCGCATGGGTCTGGGCGAGCCGGATGAACGTCTTTGCGATGAAACGACAGGGAGGCCGTTGCGAGAGGCGCACTCGTACCAGGTGAAGGTTATCGTGGTGGGCCACTGCGATTTCTTGGGATGCGACATCGAGGCCGATGCGATTCCTCAAACCGGATTCGCCCCTCAATCCTGTACTCCAATTTGCCCATGAGCACACCCTGTCAAGGCTGCAAGGCGCTGGTGGTCCAGACGGCAGATGATTACAACGTCTATTCGCTACAGCGGGCGTTATACCCGGTGAACCCGCTGATGATTATTCCTCAGCCGAATTCTTGGGTGGATCATGTTTGCGAAGATGGGTTCGTGGTTCATCGGCTTTACACCCAAGGCGAGGACTGGACTACGTTCTGGCAGCAAGTGTCGGCAGAGTGTGCGAATCATACGGTGCCGATTGATCCCATTGTGATTTCTGATCCGAACACGGAAACGGGTGGCACTACGACGCCCGCGGTTGACCCAAACACCAAAACGAATGATGATCCAGTGCCAGGGCCGGACGACGTTATTACTCCGCCTCCCGTTGTCCCTCCACCTCCTGGCGATCCGATACCAGCACCTAACTACGGTCCTATGGGTTGGCCGTGGACGCCTCCGAACCCTCCTTATCCTCCCTACCCTCCGGGCACTCCAAATCCGTGGATTCCACCAGCGATACCCCCGCTTTGCCACTATGGAGTGGAGTACAATTTCACTTATTCTTGTAGTGCAAATCCAGACGCGGCTGAGAAAGCAATTGCCTGGGCAGCGATTTACGTAGAATTCTTCATAGTGAAAGCAGTCTTTCCACACCTATATATGTCTTTTAGTTACGAAACACTGAGGAATCTGGACCCCTACCACATGGACCAGCAAAGTTTAGTCATAACCGCTGTTGGCAACCGATTGATTTGCTCCGATGATCCTCCTGATCCATTTGAGCCGGTTTATAATTTGTAACAATTTTATGCTTAAAACATTAGCCGAAGCCAAAGCCAGTCAGATTCTTGATATTGTCGGAGCGTGCAGCAACTCGTCCAAATTCCTGGGCAAGTTGAACGCGGCCACCGAACGTCTAATGAATCGTGGTGACTTTGCGGGCACGGTGCAACCGATTAACGTTTGCGTGCGCGGCGGGTGGATTGTCTGGCCGCGGTACGTCGGAAAGATTCGACGGATCAATAATTGCCGCGGGCCGATGCCAGTTCATGCTATGGGTTGGGACTTCCTCGAAAAGCCGACCTACGAAAGTTACCGCGGTCAAACGATGTCGCTTACCAACTGGGGGAAGTCACCGATCTACAATGACATTCCTGTGGGCGACCGGCTGATCCGGGTTTACATCGATGCCGCCATTGACGTTGGCAAGACCATAACCCTTTTCGGGTTGGACAGCGGCGGGCAAGAATTGCGGACCCTGAACATTGACGGCACCTATTCTGACGGTCTGATCATTACTGCGGCAATGCCCTTCGCTAGCACGTCAATTTACGTTCGCTCAATCTCGCGCGTGATCAAAGAACCCACCCAGGGCAAGATGTGGATGGCCGCGTATAACCCCGTCAGCAACATTATGTCGGACCTGGCGTTTTATGAACCATCCGAGACGAACCCGGACTACCTTCGGACCTGGCTGGTGGGATGTTGTTCGGCGACTCGGAGCGTGGTGGCTCTGGTAAAGTTGAAGTTCATCCCGGTGGCCGTAGATACCGATCTGGTCCTGATCCAGAATCTTCACGCGCTTAAATTGATGATCCAGAGCGGGGATGCCGAAAACGCTCCGGGCGGTCGCGACTTGGCCCGCCAGTACGAGGCTGATGCGATCCGAGAATTGAACTGCGAACTCGAAGATGAAACGCCGGACAGTCAAATCCCGGTTGTGATAAACACGTTCGGCGGGACTGACATCGGCAGGCAACACGTTTACTAAAAGGTTAATTATGGCTAAAGCGTTGATCCAAAAATATAATCCTCTTGGGGCAAACCCGAACGCGTTGTATAATGCACTTTATGGCACGCTCCCGCTCGGTACGGCAGCGGGTAATGCGCAATATGCGGTGTTTAATGGTGGAATGACACCCGCTACCTACAACGTGAACACCACGCCCACGGCAGGCCAGAATAACCCCGCTGGGCTTGTTCCAGGTGCATTGTCTGCGGTGACGCCATATCAGGCTGGCGTAACCACCACGCCCCTGCCGGGCGCTCTCACAGCCGCCCAGGTAGGCGCACCGGCCACCGTGGCCATGCCGGACCCCTACGGCGACCTGTCTAAAATCATTCCCGGATTAGCAGGCATGAACGCCCAAGCTGGCAGCGTGATCAGTAACGACCTATCCGGTCGTATATCGCAGGATGTCCAGCGGGCTATTCAGACCGGTGCGGCTCAGTTCGGGACGTCGGGAGGGATGCCGGGCAGCGTGGGGCAACCGGGGAGCCTCTACAATTTCAAGGATTTGGCCACACTAGGCACCACGTCGGATGCCAACCAGCAGAGGGGCTTGGCCAGCTACGGCGACTTCCTCAAAACGATCTCGGGTACGCAAACGGTGAGTCCGGGGGTGCAGGCGGGAGTCAACGAAGCGAACGCCGGGGCGTTGAACCGGGTTGGCGAGTTGAACGCCGCTTCGCTCAACAACTTCGGCCAGTTCAACACGACCATGCTGGCCGACGCGAACCGTTACAATACCGGGGCGATTAACACGACGGCACTGGCCAACGCGGCGGCCGGGAATGCCACCAATGCGCTGAACGTTGATATTGCTAACCGAAACTCGATTAATGCGGCGGCACCGGACCCGTGGTTGGCGTTGAATTACAATGCGGACCTTTATGCCCGGAACTCAGCGGCGACCGCGGGCAAACCGTACACGTCGATGTTTAATCCGAACACGTCAACAGGTCAATTTGGCGGGTTTGCAAATACGGCGGCTAGCACGGTTGACCCATGGACGGCGTACTTGAATAAGATTGCTGGCCAGAGCAATTATGGCAGCACTATGAACTATGGTTATGGCGCTCAGGGATATTAACGAAAGGACACTTTATGGCACTTCAACTTGCACCATGGCTACAACCGCCAAACTACCTAGAGTCAATCAATCAGGGCGCCCAGCTTGGCCTTGGCGTGCGGCGTGCGGATCTTGAACAGGCGCAGATGGCACAGCGCGCGCGCGAACGGGCGGCACAGTTGCAACAGAACTGGGCGGCGAAGATGATGGAGAATCAGCGCATGACCGAGCAGAACCAGTTGGTTGCGCAAAATCGGGCGGATAATCTCAGCCTTGAAGGTCAAAGGAATCTGACTACTGCCTCACACTATCGGGCGTTGGAGAACAGCGCGATGTCTGGGCAGAAACAGGCTGCGGAACTGGCGGCTGCGACTCAACTTGGTTTGAACACCAGAGCGGCGGCAGTTCAAAAAGGATTGAATGACAGAGCGGGAAATAAGCCAAATCCATTTGATCTTTCCCAGTTTGGTTCTGAAAACACGGCATTGCGCCAGAATATGGCCGCGCAAGGGAAACTTGACCTTTCACAGGCAAGTGATCGTGATAAACTGGTTGAATTACAGGTTCAACAATACGACATTCAAAGTCAGATAGATGGACTAAGGGCCGTAAATCCTGGTAGCAATCTCGGAGGTGTGGGCATGGGTTCACCATCCAACATTGCTACAGCGCCGAGTTCAAACGTTCAACGAAACGCATTTTATCCAGATGAAGTTTCACCGACCGGATCGCCTCAACTCGCGCCCCCGTTACCGTTAACCAATTCACCGGCTGCGGGGACAGTTGAAAAAATTATCGTAATAAAAGACGGAAAGAAATTCAGACTACCAGCATCCCAACTTGACGAAGCGGTTAAATCGGGTTATCAACTTTTTCAATAATGCCACTCGATCTTGAACCAGTTTTAGACTTGGAACCAATTCAAGATGTTGTAAAACTTGACTTGGAACCGATTGCCGATGTCGGACCAAAGCTCCGAAGTGGGGTTCAGTTATCGAATCCATACGGGCCTTCGTGGCAGCCCAACATGGAGTCAATCAAGTCAGGTTTCGTCAACGCGACTTCGCCTGATGCGCAGACGGTTCAGGATGCTTTGGACGTGTTGAAGAATCCGTTGCCGATTGGACTGCAACCGGGAGTACCAAGCAATCCTCCCGGTTTAACAGCTCGGATTTTATCTGGTAGTCTTCGGGGTGTAAACGAATCCACCATAGGAACATTAACTGACCCGGTTGCTCTGGCGGCGATGGCTACGGGATTGAAACCTGTTCAAGCTGTTTTGGGGCCGGTTGCTCCATTGGTGAATCGAGGTATCACGGCGTACTTCGCTGGCCAGATGGGCAAATCTATTCCCGAAGCTGGAAAGCAACTTGGGGAAGTCCTTGCCACAGGGACCACGGAAGAAAAAGCGAAGGCGCTTACCGGCGCTGGATTGCTTGCGGGCATGACCGGGGGTGTTCTGGCGCACGCTGCAAAGCCTGGCCTCGGGCTGGACGTTCGCCAGGCCACCGGAAAATTGACGCCCGCCGAAGTGTACGCCAGAATGACGCCAGAAGCGCGGGCGGTTGCTGACCAAGCCGCGATCGACGCCTTGAACCCGCGCAACGCGCAACGTGAATCCACGATGCCACCACCCCAAAACGTGTTGATGGGGGATTTGAACAGGCAACTTGTCCAACGGCCGGGGGCCACGGTGGACGCCATTCAGGGCCAAGTAATGGCTGACGCGGTGCAGAAACAGGCGGCAGAGGCGATGATTCAACAGCAAGCGGCGGATCGAATGGCGAAGCAAGCGCCGGTCGTTCCTGCCGTCGAGGCTCCGCCCCTCCCAGCGCCATTGCCGGTGAAACCAGTCGAGCAACCCGCCCCGGTGGAAGCGAAGCCGGTTGAGCCGTGGTACAAATCTGAAATGCGCCGGATGGGATTGGACCCAAATAGGCCGTTAAATGACATTGACCTTGGAAATCCGTCCGTGCGTGAAGCTGTTCTGAATGATCCAACTTTGACCGATGCACAGAAACAGCAGATTCTAAAGACGGGTTCGCCAAAGTCCGTCGCGCCTCAGCCCGCCGTTGCGCCTGAGCCTCCGGTTGGGTTGAATGTTCCACTTGAACAAGCCAAAGGAAAACTGACATTTTTAACCGATCAGTTCAATAACAAGAGAACCACAAAGTCTCAAAAGGTTGAGATTATAAAGGAGGCTGAGGCAACTCGCAGAGAAATATTTAAGGCAGGTGGAACTTCCGAAGATATTCAACGCGCAACCTATGGGCAACCAACTGTTGTTTCGCCTGATCCGACGGCAACGAAGTTGATAGCCAAAGAACCTTGGATGATGTCGCCTGCGGAATACGTTAAAGTTGCTGGTGATGGGTCAACGAAGATAGGTTCTGAAAGTAAAAACTTCTGGAATGACGTTCAGGCAAGAACTATCGAACTTAGAAAGAAAAATCCGTCGTTAGATTACGACCAGACACGAAATACAATCGCCCTGGAAAAGGCTGCTGAATCAATCGGATGGTACAAAGAACAACAGAACCTCAAGCCAGTTGGTGCAGAAAATGCACAGACTGCCATCCCGACCGTTGCCGAGAAACCAATTGAATCGAAACCAAATATTGGCTCAAAGGTTACAATCCAAGTTCACAATCCATACGGACTTGCGCCAGAAGGTGAAAAGATTCAAACCGTAACTGGCGTTCATGTTTCAATTCCATCATTTCCAGATGGTGAGTTTGTTGCTTACGGAAAAAAGGGTGATTGGAGAATAGTTGAAAAAACAACTGGTCTAGGCGCTGGAAAAGGCGAAACCAAAGCCGATGCGATTGCTAATTCAACTAAGAAAGTTGGGGGGGTAGGCGTTGAGAAAATGCGTTCAATGATCGAACAGGCTGATAAATTGAATCAACCCCCCATCGTCGAGCCTACCGCGAAATCAGTAGTCAAGGAATCCTTGACCGCTGAACTTCCAGCGAAACCGGCTGCCGCGCAAGAGGCGAGCGCCCCTGAAATCATAGGCATGGGCGGGGCCGTGCCGTCAGAATTCAAACCGTCCGGCCAGACTCAGACTGGTATCAAGAATGCCGCCATCGACGCCCAGCGCCAGGAACGCGGCGAGTCGCCCATGATTGCGCCCGCCCGCCAATCCAATCAGTCCGCGTTCGATGAAGCCATGGCGAAGATTGATCGTGATGCGGGTTGGCAAGACCGTTTGATTGAGGAATTAAAACAGAAATCGCGGGCAATTAATCCCGTCGAGGCCATGGCCATGCTTCAACGCGAAACCGATTTGAGAAACGAGTTTGCCAAGGCCACTCGGGATGGTGCCCAGGCTTATGATGATGGAAGGTTGGCCGACGTTAAAGACGCCGAACTCCGCACGCAGATTTTCTCTGATAAAATGTCCGAACTCGAAAAGGCCGTTGGCACAGGAGGGGCAGGAACGGAAGCGGGCCGGGCCTTGCAGATTCGTCGGCGCATGATGAACGATGATTTTACCCTGGCCAACCTTGAATTGCAGAAACGGAAGGACCGTGGATTCGCGCCAATCACGGCAGATGAACGCATGGCACTCCAAAAGGTTGCTGAAGAACACAAGGCCGTCAGTGAGAAGTTGGAAAAGGAACTGGCCGACAGCCAGGAACAACGGGCCATTGCGGAAGCGGAAACGCTGGTGGCCGAGGCCAGACTTGAAGCGGCACGAAAACAGATTCCCAAGGTGCATCCAAAGGTTCTGGAGACGGCTGAAAGGATCGTTACTGGATGGGAAGCGGAAGCTAAAAAAGCATCCGTAGAACTTCGTGAAATGCTTTCTAGGATGAGCGCCGGGGTTGACCCGACCATCATTCTGAAAGTGGCAACCATCGGCCGGGCGAAGTTTGGGCGGGCCGCGATGGACCTGGCCCAGTGGTCGAAGGCCATGGTGGATGAATTTGGCCCAAAGCTTCAACCCTTTCTGGCGGAAGCCTACACGGCCAGCAAAAAGATGTTTGAGGATGGTCTTGCCAGGGTGCCAGGGGCCGTATCGGATCACATTAAGCGCGTGGTCAAAAAGACCGCCGATGTTGCGGAGAAGATTACTGCCGCCACGGAAAACATCGGTGTCAGAATCGAGAAGGGCGAACAGGATCAGATTTTTCATCCGGTTCAAACCCTAATTCGTGCTTTGGTTGAGAAGAATCCCAAGATCACCCGAGATCAGTTAAACAACGAGGTTCACTCGGTTCTGAAAGGGTTTATCCCTGACATTACGATGTTTGATACACTGGAAGCAATTTCCGGTTTAGGCCGTTACACTATACCATCAAAGGCGGCTATTGACATAAAGATTGCGGACTACAAAACTCAAGACCGATTTCTTGCCCAACAGATGTTGGTGAAAACCGGGCAGCCAATGCCCCGGACTGGATTTCAACCGCGCCCACTATCCGATGCGGCACGCCAGGAACATCAAATATTGAGCGAACTCAAAAAGAAATACGGCGTTGTTGTTACGGATGCGACTACCCAACTTGGATCGAATCTTACAGCCAGGAAAACATGGTTGAACCATCGCATTGCCGATCTTGAGAAAGAGATTGCCACCAAAGAAAGACTGGCAAAGGCTGCTCCCAGAAAGGAAACCGATGCAGAACTTGAATCTTTGAAGGTGAAATACGAACAGGTAAAGTCCGAACACAACGCCATTTTCGCCTACGAGAAAAGCATCGAGACGCGACGGAATTCCATTCAGAAGCGCATTGCCGACCTACAAGAGAAGATTGCCAAGGGGGACTACAGCAAGAAACCAAAAAAGGAACAGCCGACCAGTCCTGAAATTCTGGACCTGTTAGCCAAGAAACAACAAATCGAGGAACAGTTCAAACATGGCCGGGAACTTGAACGTCTTGCCAACCGCGGAAAGCTCGAGAAGGCCGTCGATACCGGCAAGGAGGTCGCCAACGCAACGCGCAATATTCTTTCGAGTTGGGACGTGTCTGCCGTTATTCGCCAAGGCGGATTCGTTGGAGCCGGACGGCCCAATCTAGCCGCAAAAAGCATCGGACCAATGTTTAGGGCGTTGGGAAGCGAGAATTACGCCCGCCGCGCAGAACAAGGAATTTTCCAACGCCAGAACTTCAAGAGCGGACTGTATAAACAGGCGGAACTTTACATCGCGCCCCACGACAGTATCGCGTTGAGTTTGCAGGAGGAAATGATTCAGAATCACATTGGTAATAAAATACCCGGAGTGAAACAGTCCAACCGGGCATTCATTACCTACCTGAATCAGTTGCGCGTTGACACCTTCGACGCCATTGCGGCCAATGTCGAAAAGGGCGGATGGCTCACCAAGGGCGGAACATTGACGACAGCAGAGGCCAAGATCATTGCCAATTATGTCAACGTGGCTACCGGGCGTGGCAACATCGGTAACGCGGCCGGCGCGGCTCAGCAGTTGGCGAACGTGTTTTTCTCGCCCCGTTTGATGGCCAGCCGGTTTCAATTGATTCTTGGTCAACCGCTATGGCATAAACCGACGCAAGGATCGTTCAGGATCAGAACCGCCATCGGTAAGGAATATGCACGGTCATTGACCGGACTGGCGGCAGTTATCGCCATTGGTGCCATGGCGGGCGCGACCGTGGAAACCGATTCCAAATCGAGCGACTTCCTGAAACTGAAATTCGGCAATTCCAGAGTCGATTTGCTTGGTGGGCTAATCCAAAACACCGTGCTTATGTCGCGTCTAATCAGCGGGCAAACCAAGTCCGCAAAGGGGAAGATCACCGATCTTTATGGGCCAAAGGCCAAGTTTGCGGGCAGAACTGAATCCGATGTAATCATGCAGTTTCTACGTTCCAAACTGGCGCCTGTTCCCGGTGGTGTTTGGACGGCGTGGACCGGCAAAAATGTGGTGGGTGAGAAAATGACTCCAGGCCAAACGGCTCTGGGGCTTGTTACCCCTCTGAGCTTTAACGACATTCTCACCGTGATGAAAGAACAGGGAATTCCGACTGGAACTGCCCTTGGAATTCTATCGCTATTCGGTGCAGGATTGCAGTCTTACGAACCGAAGAAGTAAACCCACCTTCCTGATCTGATTTCTTCCTAACAGGACACTGGGTTATATTGCCCATTTAATACAGCTAGAGCTTTTAGAATTGGTCGCAACCTTGTGGGGTGACGTAACTTTCTTATTGCCTTTGATTCTTTCTGTCTAATAACTTCTCTTGTTACGCCACGAAGTTTCCTTCCTGTTTCTTTTAGAGTTAATTTGGTGAATGAAAATCTACATCTAATTACAAACTGTTCATCTGGTGTTAACGATGCAAGTTCATCATCTATTGCCCTAATGGTTATCTGATCCAGATTTTCTTGATCTCCTGGCGTGTATGAAAGACAATCTGATCCAAGAACAGTGCGTAAAAGTAGAAATCCATTCAGCATATTAAACGACGGGGTCAACTTTTATTTCACGCTGATGTTCTTTAGCGCCTGTTCAATGCCTTCAATTCCACGGCAAATCTTCATCCACGTTCTAAACGTAGTGGTCATTTGAAAGGCTTTGATGCTTGAAAGTCTTTTTAACGCTAGGGTCAACGCCTCATTCGCCTCGTCCAGATGCTTCTTTTGAATGAGGACGTGCTGAACCATAACGCCGTCGATAGGGATGAAATAACCGTGCCCTTTCGGAACCTTCTCAAATCCAAGGGCCACCGGAGTTTCTTTCCAATGCCATTCCCCCATACCCCATTTACCGTCACAAACATTGGCTTTGGGTGGTGGCTGTTGGGTCACAACTTTCAGTCCCGTCTTTTCGGGAGCGGCGTCCACGTAGGCTTTGGCTAATTCGGGATACTTCAAGGCAGCAGCCGCACCGATCCTTTTGATGGATTCTTGCTCTTGCCGTTGGTATTCCGAGACGAAATATCCTTTTTTGGTTGGTTTCTCTTTCATAGCAATCTGTTTTTGCCGGTGCGGAGGAACTTGATCAAAGAACTCCTTTATGACTGGTTTCTTTTTCCACAATCGCGCCGCACGCTTATCAAAAATGTGGGTCATCTGGAGCGAAATTGGTTTCTTATAATGTCGAATCGTTACCGTACCTGGGGACTTGGACCTTTTGGCGTCGGCATAGATTTTCTTCTTCACGATGGCAGCAACCTTCTTCCGGTCGGGAGAACCTTGCAGCCACCGCCATTTTCCAATTAACGCTTTTTCGTCGATAACATTGCCTTCGGCAGGCGATTTGACAGTTTTCTTTTTCATGCCACCTCCTTTATTCCTGCCATCAATCCCTTCGACTTCGGTGCTTCCGCGCTGGCGGTAGGTTTTCCGCCCTTGCCCACGGCCAGGCCTTTCATCTTCTCAATGACGCCTTCCAACTCGGTGACCTTTGCCGTGGCGCGTTGCAACCTGAGATTGATGCGTGGAAACGCCGCCGCCCGCATTTGTACCGTGGACATCCACTTGGCATATTCCTGGGGCGTGTTGCCGCGGTTGCCGATCTCCTTGATGGCCTCCTGCAACACGGTGTTGCCCTCGTCATCTTCGCCTGCTGGAGTCATGTTGTAGGTTTCAGGACTGGCCGCGATGGCCTCCGCGTTGAACTGGGCGAGTGAATCTGAGACGAGTTTTTCTTCCGCCTTTTGGCTAGCTTGGCCCTCCTTGAACTTTTTCTCGGCGATGTTGGCTGAATTTGCCAGGGCCTCATCGCGTTCGGATGCGATTTGTTTTAGATCGAGAATGTGTTTGATGAAAATAGTGGAGTTATATCCCCACTTCTTTGCCGCAAACTCCCCGGCTTTTTCTGGACTCATTCCATACAGATCATTGAAATCCTGCCAAGTTGCTACTGGTCCTGTCATTTCTCCTGTTTCAGGATCAACGGTTCTGAAATATCCAAGTGAAGCAGCCGCCGAAGCTTTCCCTTTTTCAAACGGAACGCTGTATTGCTTCTTGAATTCCTCAGTGACTGCGGGGTTATACTGGGCCAGTTGCGCCTTGGTGGCGTCCAGTTCCTTCCGCAACGTTTCCCGTTCGGTCTCCAGATTGCCGGTATCCTTGCCCTTCGACTCATAATCCTTGATCTTGGCCTCCAGGGTGGCCTTTTCGGCGCGCGCGGCCTTCAGATCGTTGGTCAAAACCTCGAATTGCTCATGAGCGATGGAACCCTTGCCCTTGGGTGCCTGTTTGGCCGTGGCGGCGTCGGGGGCAGCGGCGGGTGTCTTGACGGCTTCCGGTGTTTCCGACTCGTCCTGGGACATTTCCTTGGCTTTCTCAGCGGGTTTGAACTCTGGGATTTTGCCCAGAGCATCCGCAAAGCTCGATTTTGAGGGAGTAGCCTTCGATGGAGTCGGGGTTGACGCTGGGGCGGCGGCGGGTGTGGACGTTACGGGAGTGGCGCCGGAATCTACCGGCAGTGTGGGGGTGTTCATGTCTGGCATAATTGGGTTTGGGTTCTTGTTTGTTTCAATCCGCGCCCCGTACTTACGTTTGGGGCGATTGTTGTTTAGCGGTGACGGAATTGGGGAAACTTGGGTCAACCAGGCCGGGTTGCGGCTGGCTTTCCGTTTCCGGTTCTTCCGCATTGGCCAGGGTTAAAAGCGTCTGCTTGTAAAATCGAGCGCCCGCTATGAATTCTGGACCGGTAGAGTGTTGAAACACTTCCGAGTCAACCGGGACCAGGGCCAGTTGGAACCAAGTGTTTTGCGTCAACGCCTTAAGAGCAGTGGCAAGTTCGGGTTGCTTTTCAATAAAAAGTTCTTTAGTAGTCATAATTAAACGATGGTTAACAGTGGCACAGGGATAATAAATTTTCCACCTTTATCTCGAAAGGTTTGTTCCTTGGCAAGGATTTCGTTCTTGTAATTCCAGGCGAACAGAATGGCCATATCGGCCTCGGCCAAGCGGTCGGGCGACACGATGGGGATGTTGGTTCCCGGGCTGAACTTTCCTTGCTTCTCGGGCGTGGTGTCGGTGATAAACTTGATCGAATACTCGCTAAACCGGCAGGCATTGATCCATACGGATGATTTGGCCGAAGCGCCGTAACCGCAAACCAACTGGCCAGCTTGTCTGGAATAAACCGCCCTGGTGAGTTCACCTATCATCTTCTTCACTTCCTCATTGAAGTCCCGCCATTTCCTTTCCCAATCCATCTTCTTCTCAAAGTCCAAAAAGGTTTGCACGTTTCCGTCGGCTACAGCATCCCGTCGTTTCAGTAGCATGACGATGGATTGGCCGTGTATGGCATAGCGCACCACGGACACCAGTTTGAGGCTGGAAGTGGCTAGCAGGGCATTCATAGCCGTGACGGTCATGTAAGACAGATGCTCGTGATAGATGCAATCAAAGGCACACTGAGAAAGCATAGGACTACATTCAGGCACCTCGATAGCGATGACGGTTTTATCGTTAGCCAGAATTTCAAGTCCACGGATGAAGTCCTGCCAATCGTCAACGTGGCAAAAGACGTGGCGGGCAAGAATTAGGTCCGATTTATCGCTAAGTCTATTCGCCAGCTTTTCGTCGAAGAACGCGCAAATTGTCGTGATACCAGAATCATTCGCCTGCCTGGCGAGATTACTGGCAGGATCAATCCCCGCAACAAATCCCGCTCCCAGTTCCCTAAACCGCCTGAGCAAAGTGCCGGTATTACTTCCAATCTCCAGGACATTATTCATCGAACAGCGTTTTTTCAGGTCGTTAAAAAGCAGGTCAATGTGGGTTCTATGCGTCTGGCCCTCATCGCTTCGATAGGAGTATTTCGAGTACAACTCTGCCGGGTCAACCACAACAGAGAGTTGCGCCAGCGTGCAATCCTTGCACAGCATGACGCAAAGCGGGGCGGATGCCGCCACGCCTTCACCCGGCCCGCGAAAATCGTTGGCCAGGTGCATGTCGCCCAGGTCAAAGACGGATGTCAGTCGCAACGATCCGCAGGCACGGCATTTAGTGATGGTTCGGTTCATTTTGGAATGTCTTTGTTGCTAAGTTAAAATGCGAATCTGTAATTGTATCTGCGCTTCGAGAATATTGTGCCTTGGTTCTTGGATCAAGGCCAAACCATTTATCGCCGTGGTGCCAACCGAGTAACATGTTGCTTTGTCCTCCACGTCGGAAAATGTTGGCTGGTTTTCTCCAATCCCACCAGTCATATTCACCATCCCACGTTACTAGTTTTACCGGCAAACCTTTCTTGTGAATCATTCTCCAAAAGGTTCTTGCACCATTGGTGTCTGGAGCTTTTATACCCTGGGACTTGTTGGCCGTACCGTGTTCAAAGTTATAGCGGTCATTCTTGGTAACCATAGGGTAGGGATATTCAGCCAACCATTTCGGCGAACACCAGAAACCAGTGGTGTTTAGATGGGGGGATGATTCAAAAGAACTGGTCATTCCGTACATGCCGGGGCCGTGCTTTTGCCACGCTTCCACCATTCGAGTCAGCCATCCAGCGCTATAAAAGTAGATGCTAGGGCCACAGTACAACGTCATGTCAGCCGTGGATTGTTTAGACGCCGCGATGAAAGCGCCTATGTCTTGACCAGAATTATCATGGTCAAGGTAGGAAACATTCGGCAGACGGTCAAACATCGCCCGTCGATCTCCGGTTGGCTGGCCACCGTTGCAAACGATGGTAGTCTTGTGTTCTTCGCCTGGCGGGTTGACAAAATATGTGTTCACGAATCGCTTTGAAAGATTTTCAACTTCCGGGTGCTGCGCCCAGTAAACGTAAACTAGTTCGATCTTCATTTTTGGACCTTCGCTTTCCTTAATCAATTTCCATCCGTAAATGTAACGCCTTGGCACCATTCGCTTGCCGTGAAAACCGAAAGACTTCCTGGTTCTGTTCAAAAGGTCAACGCTGAACTTTCCGGCCTGGGACACGGGTGCCCATCGCAGACCCTCAGCCTCTAAACGGGCGCGGTGCGTAATGCAAACGTACTGATCTGCCCAAATCAAGGGGTCGCTGGTATCCTTTGGCAGCCTCAACTTAGCTTCGAGCATCGCACGCGATTCGATGTAGAACCCGCCATTGCCCACGGTGCCAGGCAAGGGCAACCACGGCGCTCCGATGTAGTCGTAGTCGAGAAAGGCAGCATCCCACATTTCAGGGTACAGGATGAACCCATCTTCGTGAACCGAAAATGCGAAATCCGAATCGAGTAAATGCTGAGGCGCCACCTGGTTTAGGAATGCACTCAACTGGTCGGCTGGCACCTTCTCAACTTTGACCCATTCGAATTCATCCCTAGCTTCAGGACCTGGATCAAGATGCGAAAGCAGTCGCGTCGTCTTGAACTTGCAGAATCGGTTCATGTAACGAAGAACACGAATCACCTTGTCCAGATAGGCGCGATCATCGCCGTGCTCGAAGGCGCTCCAAAGCGTAACGTTTGGCAGGTCAATTATGGCAACTGGATCAGTCGTAGGCACGGGCAACCGCTCGGCCTGCAACAGGGAAATGCGCGGGTCAATGCCGTGCGCCGCCATCCAGGCGTCATGCAGGCGCTTGTTGTGGGCGACTCGGGGCGGTATTGGGGCGGGCGTGGTCATGATTTTATGTTGGTACGCTTGACGATTATTGCGTCTCCACCTACCGTGTCGGCATAAGCACGAAAGAAACGCACGTCGGCTTCGGCTTCCTTCTGTGTCATGGAGAACCTCTCAGGCGTCGATAGGGGCACATAGTCAGAGCCGTGTGCGGATGATCGAGTCGTGTAGTCTCGGCATTCATTCAACTCTTTCATGGTTCCATGTGTTTTATGTGTCGGCGCAATCTCGCGTTCCATGCCTTGAGCCATTTGATTTTTCCGTTCAACTTAGCCACCACGGCCCCTTCGGTGGCTAACCAGTTGTTGAGCTTTTCTTGCAGTGCATCTCGTTCTTTTTCTGCCTTCACGGCAGCCTCGTAATATTGTTGGGCAGGTTCAGGCATAAGTTATGTTAGCGAAACAGGATTTTCATAATTCTCCAGACGATGGCGATTCGTTCTTTCCGGCTGAGATAGACAAAGGACACGTTCACAAGCATTTCAGAAACGCTTTTTATTCTGTCCGCCTCGATCAGCGCTTCAATGTAGTCCCGGCATTCCTTTAACTCTTTTGAGGCAGGTTCAGGCATAGGTCATTGAGGATTAGCCGTGGCGGCGATCAATCGTTTTATGAATTCTAGATTCTCGACGTGCGTAGCAGCCTTCCCCCTTGTCCCGACCAGATAATCTCTGGTCTCTCCGCTGACGTTTGCGGGGTGGATATAAAAGTCAACTAGACCATCTTCACGAATCCTAGCCCGAATGGAAAAGTCAATATTCCCGGCCCTAACATTGTCCTTCAGATATACACCGAATGCAGCAGTTGTAGTTGTGGTCATATTGTTTTCTCCAATTCAACGCCTTACCAAATGGGTAATGAATGCCACAGTCAATAAAACATTCCAAACAATCAGTACAAGAATGGCGTGTCTGTTCCACGTCACCATGCGAGTTACTAAATCTATCCAAGGTTCCATATTTAATTCTCCAGTTCAACGCCACCGTGAGACTTCATTTCCAGTTTTCCTTTTCGTTTCTAAATGCTGAGGCTATTTCGGTATTCCAAGCGACTCCAAGCTCCTTTGAAGAAAAATGTTTGGCCAACGATTCAAGCAGTCGTCTAATGGATACGTTAGTGAAACCGGCAACGTCGTCGAAGGTGGGTGTGTTTCGCAGGCGGGTGGGTTTTTTGCCTGTTTGGAATACTGGGTCTTTTTTCAAATAGAGAGCATCCAAATCAGGCGTAGCCGGTTTATCAGGTATATCCATGCCCGTTATCCTTGCCTCTCCGACCGCATTACCTTTGTTGTCCGTGATTTCATGATTCCAGCCAGATTGCAGTTCTTCACCACGCAATTCGTCTGCCAACTCACACAATATTCTCGCCGCATCGGTTCCATTAGTGGGTTTGAAATCAGCCTCGTCCATTTTGATCATTAGTATCAGTTTCATAAATTACTTTCAATCTCCGTTCCCCCGTTTGCCTTCATTATCTCCCAAAGAACACGGTGCCAGTTCTGGTCATGGCCGAAAACGAAATCCGGGAAATCCTTTTTGATCGAATCCCACCACGCCTTGCTGAAAGCGAACATGTCAACGGCAGGATGATATTGCCCGCCAATTGATCGGTGGGCAAAGCATGGCGACTTTGCCAAAATCTCTTTTCCAATTCCCGGCCAAAACTTGAAGTTCGCCCGAGTCAGGCAAATCACGTCATCGTCATTGGCCATTTGTCGGGCGCGTTGCACAATGTCCCGGACGAAGGGCAATCGCTTTGTTTCCTTGGCGTCAATCAGGCGAGAATCTCGACCGAATGCGCCTATGCCAAGGCGGCAGGAAATCCATTCGCAAGAAGTCTCAAGATATTCCTCTTCCCAAGACTCGGAGACTTCCTCATGTTCCGTCTTGGCTTCCTTCGCATCTTTCGGCGACCAAACGTCAGCAGGTGTCCAGACGTGAATGATATGTTGATCTTCTTTTTCATAAAAACCATCCATGAATGAGGCTAGTCCTTTGATATTCTCAATCGCGTGCAGCATGTCAACCGCCTCCGCCGCGAAGTCGCTGTAGCGGATGTGGGCAATGTGGTTTGGCCTCCATGCCGACCCGTACCACAACCGGGGCTTGTCCTGAACCAAGGCGACCACGGGCAGCGTCATAACCGCCCTGGCGAGATGTAGGGGCGCGCTGTCCGTGGTCACCAAGACGGTTGCCTGCTCGAATAATCCGAGCAGGTCATAAATTCGATGGCATTTGATCTCCGAGATATCGATGATGTTGTACTGCGGAAATTGTAGGCGAAGCAGTATCATCAACAGATCGGTGTATGAGAATGGCGATGACGTGCCCGACGTGCAAACCAACATGATCGGTTTGCTGGGGCCGCGATGCTTCTTCGGCAACCATCCTGCCCCTCTCACGGGATCGCGCTGGTCTATCACCAGCGGCAGGGTGCCCCATTCGGCCAGTCTGCCGGCCAGTTTCCACGCCTCTTTGTCGAAAGCGTCCGTGACGAAATGGTCAGAGCCAATCTGCGCATAGGCCAGGGCCTTCACCGTCTCCGCTGACCCGCCCGTCTGGCAGACCTTCACATCATAGGACAGTTTGACGGCATCGGCGTGGGCGCGGGCGAGTTCAAGCCAGTTGCCGTCAAAGACCACGCAATCCGCATAGGACACACCGTCCATGATGTTGGCGTATTCCTTGGCGACCATAATGGCGGAGCGGTGGCCGTCTTGGGCATCCGCCCAGAGCAGGGGCAGAATGTTCAGGATGTCGCCGTACCTTCCCAAACAGATATAGATGCGCTGATTCATTTCCAAGCAGGGTAATATTTCGTTAACCACTGTTCAGCCTGTTGGTGCTTGTGTTCTATTCCAGTAGTGCCCACCGATTCGATTATCAATAACGCCGCATCGAGGGCAACTGTGCATTCTTTATGAGTCAATTCCGTTCCACCACGCAACATTAACGTAGGTTCAGTTGAAATTTCTGGTGGTATATGGCTCACTTCCAGTTCTCCTTTTCGGCGCGATATATTTCTGCCGATGCAGTACTGCCATAACGATCACACCGTCTGGCCAGTGATTCGAGCAACATTGCGATGTCATGTCGGCCCATAGTGCGTTTTTCTTTCGGATAACAGCGCAAGTCCGGTCCAGTCCACGGATCGGCAGGGGCAGGCTGAGTCTCCGGCTGTTTCGGTGAAGGAATGCAGATGTCGATCCCTTCCTTGGTGAACAGTTTGTACGAAGCTGACGTTTTATATATCCCGTCAACCGTCACGTAGCCGTCTATTATTTTTATGTTCATTTGACTCCTATTTTGTTTCAATCCGCGCCTCCCGTACGCACGGGGGGCGATCCATTTTGGCCAGCAGGCACGGTGCGCAGTGTTTTGCCGGCCGTGTTTTACCGTACCACCAGCCCCGAAACGTCCACAATGGAACGCCTAGGACATCTGCCGCCTCTTTGTGACGCATCGTACCGGTCCACTTCCTGAGTACAGCTTGGAAGGAATCGGGCATGACTCAGTTATTTTGGAACATCGGAGTTTGGGGCGAGATCCCCATTTCTTGACGAAGCAATCCCTCAGCTTCGATGCTGTCCGTTAAGGCGAGGGCAAACTCGACCGCGTTCTTTTCCTTCGCGGCATCATCAGCAGGTACCGGGGTGTTTTTGAAGGCATCGAGCGCTTTGCGTTTCCGGTGAGCGTCGATTGCCAGTAGCGTGATTTTCTCTCTTTTTAGTTCGTTCATAGGATTCAATCTCTCATTCTTCCATTGTCGCGTCAACAACATTCTCCATTTGTTTTTTGGTTTCGCAAGTGCCACATTGTCAACGGTACGAGCCGGGGCCACCCGGTAGATGCGTGACGGTGACCAGTTCGCTGACGGTCAAACGGCGTGAACAGTGCGGGCATAGCCAACCTGCCGGCGTGAACTTCTGGATTTAGCCAACCCATTCCCGACAGATTAACCGTAGCCAAATTGTTTGGTTACATAACCCTTTTGATATTATGGCTTTAAGTGATTATCAGTGTGCTCAAATTGCGAGTCTTTTGGCTGAAAGGCCAGTGCAATACGATGAGGATTTCGTAAAAGAGCGAATTCCTTCCCAAAGCGTTTACCTGAATGCCTACCCGTCCAAGACGTGGAAGGCGGACACCGGGGACGAAAAGAATTTTGACGTTTACCACGTCACGGCACCGAACGACAACGGTATCTGGGACAAGGTTGATGCGACGGATTGCATGCAGCCTCTCTGCAACATGCCCCGCAAACAGATCGGATGGGGTCACACGCTCCTGAACTATGGCAAATACCGGACGGAATACACCACCCCGCCGTTCTGCTACACCAAGCTTCGCAACATGAATCACGTTCAGATTCAGTTAGCGGAAATCATCAAGGGCCTCAAGAAGATGCCCGATCAGGTGGTTAATTCCTTCGTTGAATACCATGCAATGCGTCAGTTCGGCAGTGGCGGAGATGGCATGATTTACATCGCCGGTGAAGCCAGGATCGAATTGCCGGTAAACGATTCCGCCGCTGCGGCCAACCAGGCCTTTTTCATGCCAAACGGCGACATCAACTTGGGTGGGGCCGGAAACGTGCCTACCAGCCAGTTGAAAATGGAGTACCTGAATTCCTACGCGGATGTTTTACGGGCCAACGGTTACCACGATGGCGAGTACAACATCGACGGCAAATTCACCATCATACTGGATCTCCAAACGGCGTTGAATCTGACGACCCAGAACCCAGTTCTGGCCAATATGTGGGCGCTCGCGGACTTCAAGAAAGGCACCGAGTATTACCAGTATGGTTTGAGCAATGGTTGCGGGAATTTCTTGTTCAAATACAACCATGAACAGCCGCGGTTTAACGACCTCGGTGGCGGGATTATTCGCCGTGTCCTTCCGTGGGAAAACGTTCCGACCAATGAAAGCGGTCTCAAGCGGAAATACAGCGCGGCATACCGGAATGCCAAAATCGCCGCATACCACATCTACAGTCGGGCGGCTCGAACCCTGTTCACTTCGGACGAGGAATCGATCAATCCCGAGATGAAGTTCGGCATTGGCAAGGGCCTCATGGGTGCTTGGCAATGGCTCACGCCGGATGTGATTATCACCAACGACCCGCTTACGGGCGTGCAGTGCCAGATCCGAAACGACACTCACAAGCAGGGTTACTGGGTCGGCGAGTACGAGTTGGGCATCAAAAACGAGAACCCGCTGATCGAGATGTGGATCTTGGCCCTGCGCGAGCCGGCGGCTCCTGGCGATGACGTGCCGATTACCAACGCGAGTGCCGGGTATTGGGACACTGACGCCGCGAACGGCTACCAAGACCTGAGGGCGTACAACGACTTGTTCTGCCCGATTGAGGAATAGTCGGATGGCGGTTTAACGGTTCACGGGGCGCTCGGTTTAGGCCGGGTGCCCCAAATTCCATGCCTTTACTCATGAAACGATTCATCTTCCTGGCCGTTTTTCTTTTTCAAACGTTGCTTTTCGCTCAGGCACCACCGCCGTACTTCAATACATGGATCAAAGGGACCAGTAACCAGATCGTGGTTACGGCGAAGCCATACGGCGTTCAACTTTCTCTGGCGACGAATATTCCTTGGACGAATTGGACGCTTGGCGCGGGGACGAATATCTGGATCGTGACAAATGCCGGGAGTTACGATATCAACCTGATAACTACGAATCTTGTAGCGACATCGGGCTGGCCTACGACGTGGAACTGGTCGGCAATCCTGGCCACCGGCAATCTGTCCAACTGGTTCAACATCCCCACGAACTACGTGCCACCGCAAGCGGGGCATGCGACCAATGCTGATCTGGCGACCTTGGCCTCTGGCGGCTGGCCGACGACGTGGAGCTTGGCGGCGAACATCACGGATGAGGGGACTGCGGCTTACTCGAATGCCACGGCGTTTGCACTGGCGGCGCACAACCAGGCGCTGAGCACGATTACGGGCGCTGGAACGATAGCGTCGAGGGCCAGCAACGACTTTCAACTTGCGGGATCATACCAGCCCACCGGGAACTACCAGACGGGCAGCCAGCCGCTGAGCAACCTGACGGCTAATCCTTCTTTGTACCAGGCCACGAACACCACGCTTACCCAGTGGGGGACGATACCCACGAACTACGTGCCGCCGCAAGCTGGCCACGCGACCAATGCGGACCTGGCGACCACGGCCTCTGGCGGCTGGCCGACGACGTGGAGCTTGGCGGCGAACATCACGGATGAGGGGACTGCGGCTTACTCGAATGCCACGGCGTTTGCACTGGCGGCGCACAACCAGGCGCTGAGCACGATTACG